ACCGAGATCTACACTCTTTCCCTACACGACGCTCTTCCGATCTTGAACCCGTCGCGGACACCGGAACTGAAATCGCGGATTCCACCACCGGACTGCTGCAACACGCGACTCAACCCAGTGATGCCCTCGCCTACGATCTGGCCCGCGTCACCGAACACCGCGCGAGTGGTGTCCTTCAACGAGTACGCGGCGTCGCCAATATCCTTGAAAGCGTTGCGCATCTTGTCCTGCGCGTCCTGCGCACCAGCGCTCCAAGCCTCCGAAGTCTCTTGGAACTTGATGGTGTGAACGGCCTTGTTGGCTTTCTCCAAAGCCTCGGAAAAACCTTGGATACCGTTCTCGGTCTTCGCCAGAGTACCCAACGTGCCCTCAAACACGCCTATCAGGTCGAACACGGACGATTTCAGATAGCCGCCCTGTTCGATGGCCTTTTCCATCGCCTTAGAGACTTGACCGGTACGTTCGGCGGTATCCACCCAGTTCGCCCACTTCTCGGCCACGTCGGAAATGTAGGAGGCCATGCGGGGCAGATACTGGCTGGACTGGTCGCCCAAGCCGAGGAACGCGCGGGCCAGTGACTGCAAGCCCGGGTTCAGTTCGGACACCGCGAGACGAGTGTTCTCGAAGATACGCGGTAGTTGGTCGGCTTCGTTCGACTGGCGCACCACGTCGATAAGCCCGTTGAGCACCTTGCCTTCCTCAACGGCGATACCGTTCAAACCCTTGGACAGTGAGGGGGCCACGTCGTTGGCGAGACGGTACAGGTTATCCCCATACTCGTTCCAAGCGTTGTCGCCCAACTCCTTGTTCAGGTTCGCCAGCGAGGTCTTGGTGACATCGAACTTTTCCTTCAAATCACCGAACACCCGGTAGCCCACGTAGCCTGCGGACGCCAGACCAGCCAACGCGGCGGGAGCGGCCAACGCGGCCTTGCTCATGGACACGAGGCTGACGCCGACACCGCCCGCAGTGCGTCCCAGGTTCAGGAGTCCGGCACCCAACGCGGTGACGCCGGCACCGAGAATCGACCACTTGGGAACCACCTTGTCGAGCTTGTCGAACAGGTTCACAAGACTGTCGAACTGGTTCTGCACGCCCTTCAAACCGGTCGCACCACTGGTCATGCCGGAGAAAATCTTGCCAAGGTCAGTGCCCTTGAAATTAGCGAAGATGTCGATGGTGCGGGGGCGGGTGAAGTAGGCGAGATGGGCTCGGGCCACCGCGGTCTCCAAGTCCAAATCCATCTTCAGCTCGTCGTTCTTGTCCTCGAATTTCTTCAGCTTCTCCTCGGCGCGATGCATTTGCAGGTCGAGGTCGGCTTCAAGCTCCCAACGACGTTCGGGATTGGCTTTGATCTTGGCGGCGGTCTCACGCATCGACGCGATGATTCGTTCCTGATCGACCTGCCAGTCCACGGGAATGTCGAGGCGCGTATGACGCAGCTTCTCCAACCGGGCTTCGAGCTTGTCGGCGTTGTCCTCCCACACCTTGACGCGGACGTTGACCTCATGCTCCCGGTCGAGTTTGGCGCGCAGCTTCTCCGCGTCATACATCAGTTCCGCGTATTTTTTGTCCCATTGGGTCTTATCCAATGTGGCTTTGGCGGTGATCGGCTTGCGGGATGCGAAGTCGCGCAGCTTCTTCAGCTGGTCGAAGGTATTGTTGAGCTCCTTGCCGAGGTTCTTGTCGATGCCCATGGGCTTGAACTTCTGGAACGCGGCGGAAAGCGCGTTGATCTGGGTCTCCTGCTCGTCGAACAGGCTGGTCAGTTCGCGGGCGGTCTTGCGCTGCTTGTCCATCGTGCGGCGCGAATCGTTCTGTACCGCGTTGAGGCGTTTGACGCTGGTTCCCGTGTCTTCGAACACCTCGGCCAACGCCTTCTGGCCGGCCGTGAGCTTCGACAGCTGCTGGAGCTGCCTGCGGTTCAGCTTCTCGGACTTCTCCTCAAGGTCGAGAATCTTGTTCAGACCGGAGAACAGCCGGTCGTTCTCACGGTTGAAGTCTTTGAGCCGCGCCTTGCGCATGAGCTCGGCGTCCGAATACTTGGAGATGGCGTCGGTCGCCTTCTCCCACTTCTTGGTGTTGGAGTCGATAAGACGCTGCTGGGCCGCTACCTTGTTGTCGAAATCGGCGGAGAAGAGCTTGTCCTGCGCCTTCTTGTTCTCCGCTATCTCCTTGCCTACCGCCTTCAGGTCGGCTTTCAGGCCCTTGAGCTGTTCGCGCAGCTCGGGGATGCGACTGTTCTTGTACCAGTTCGCGGTGTCGATGTTCCCGGCCTCGCGCAGCTCCTTCATCTTCTTGATGGACCAGTCAAGGGTCTTACTGACATCGGCTTGGCTGCGGGTCAACTGCTCCTGACGTTTGCACCCGTTCTCGATGGCCTCCGCGTACATGTCGTAGGCGGCGTGCTCGTCCTTGATGAGCATGGTCTGCCTGCGGGATGCGGCCGTGGCCTCCTTGTCGTAGAGGGCGCGTGCCGAACGCATGCGGGAGAGACTGTCCTGAAGACTGTCGGCCACGGATTTCTGCGACTTCTTGACGAACGCCTCCGTCTGGCCGGCGGTCCGCTTGATCTGGTTGGAAAGCCGGTGAATCTTCTCATTGAACGACGTATCGTCCAAGTCGAACCTGCTGGTGACCGGCTTCTTCTCCCACTGCTTCCGCTGGGCCTGCATGGCCTTGTCGATGGCACGCAAGCCGGACGGGTCGCCGTCGATCTTCACCACGTTGGTGAGGGTCTTGCCGTCAAGGTCGCGCATCTGCTCCTTGGCGCGTGCGACGCCCTTCGTGTTCACATCAACGGTGACCTCGGGGTGGCGAGAATGCAGTTCCGCGTTGAGAATCTTCCAGAAATTATCGGTGTCCGGGCGAATATCGACGCCGACCGCGCCAGCGGAATACAAGGCCATGAGAAAACCTCCGGGAGGATAAACGAAAACCCCTCGTGGAATGCGAGGGGTTTTCTGCTAGAAACTGTTGCCGCCGAACACGGCACCCAACATGCCCGTGATCTGGGCGAACGACTTGCCCGCCGTGGAGAACGATTTCGGCCCGACCGAATCGGGCTTGACCACGGTGCCGGGCGGATAGACGGGCTGCGGCTTCGACTTCTTGTCGCCCATCATGCGGGCGATCATCACGCGAATCATCTCAAGCTGGTTCGTCATGCTGAGCATCAGCATCTGCGACTGCCCGTAGGTGAGGTAGGAAAGACGCGGCATGCTTTTCGCGTCTTCCCGTAGGAGCGGATGGTGTTCGGCCATCCACGCGCGGTACAGGCTCCCGTCAACGCCCTCCAAACCGTCCAGCAGGTCGCACAGCCATGACGGCTCCATGCGGCCCATACTGGCGGGGAGGTTGATGTTGTAGAAGCGTTGGAAGTCGGCCGAGACCGCTACTCTGCATTCTCCAAGCGCGTCTTGGAGGCGCTTGATTTTCCCAGTGCCACCGAATAGAACGTGGTCAGGGACACCAGCAGCACGTACAGGTTCTCCAAGGTGCGGCCACGGGTGAACTCGTCCCACTGCTTCTCGTCGGCCGCGATTTCGCGGTAGAACATGTCCGCGTACTGCACGATCTCGGCCATGAGGATGACGGCTTCGGACTCGTCGTACTTCGGCTTCTTCTTCGGCTTGTCGGCCTCATCGTCGCCGAATAAGCCCATGTCGCCCAGTTTCCCGTTGCGTTCGGAGATGCGCTGCCATGTCACCGAGAACTCGGCGGACTGGGCCACGTTCAGCTCCTGCGGCTTCGCCATGTCAGGCAGTCCCGCGAACAGCGGCTGCTCCTTGAGCTCGTCCCATGTCTCCGGCATCTTCGCGTTGTCGGTCGTGTTCTTAGTGTTCTCTGCCATCATCGGCTCCTATCCGTGGAAAAGAATGATTCTGAAAAGCCCTATCCGTGGAAAGAGGGGGTTCCTTGCCGCGCGGATAGGAGACGCGGCAAGGAAGAGACGGGTCAGACCGTGAAGTCGGACGGCGCGAAGTAGGCGACGGACGTGAACTTGCCGTTCTTGTCATGCGGAAGCGTGCTGGATGTCTTGATGTTCGCCTGAGCGGAGAACTCCACGAACGAATCCGTGGAAAGAGCAGGCAGACTGGAGAACGCGATGTCCGAGTTCGGCAGCAGCAGGCCGGCACGGCCGGTCGTGTTCGTGTCGGACCACAGGATGAACAGGGACTTGTTGATGGGGGTCTTCTCCAAGGAGAAGGCCACGCCGGCGCCGGTCATATCGACCGCGTTGTAGAAGGTCTTGAACGTGCCCTTGTCGCCCTGCACCGAATTGAACGTCACAGTGCCGGTGGTCTGGGCGTACTGGGTGCGGAACGCCGCCTTGAGCCAGGTGCTCAACGTGGTGGCGTCGCCGCCGTCCAACGCGAACTCGGGCAGGTTGTCGTTCGACATGTGGCCGAGGTTCGTCCACATGCCGTCGCCCACGCCCACGGTCGCCGCCTCGACGGTGAACTGCTTGAGCAGTGCGGAGGTAATGATGGTCTCGGCCTTCGCCATGAAGATCGTTCCTCGGACGGCGGTCAACACGCCGTCGTCGTGGATGCCGATTTCGTCAGCCATATCGTTTTCCTTTCAAATATGGAAAACCCCGCAGCCGTGCAGGCGTGCGGGGTCTGATTGTGTGATTGATGGTTTTTCAGATAAGGTCAGCCGCGTGGGGACGCGGCCTGTATGCGTTTCGTGGAAGTCCACGCGACGATGCTTTTGGAACTGGTCATGTCGCCGGAAGACCGGGACTCGAAACCGGGATTGTCCACTATCCGCCCGATCTTCCCATAGTCGGTGCCGGGCCGGTAGGGCCATGCGGATATGCAACGGTGCAGCCATCCGCAGATGCGGGCCACCCGTTCCGGGTCACGGCCCAACACCGTCAAAGACAGCGTGTACTGCCATATCCAAGCCTTCAGATTCCAGTCGGGCTGCTCAGGAGCACCGCAATGGTAGAGAATCACGTCATGGGACAACAGGAGCGAATCCGTGGCGGGCGTGACCTCCGGTTGGATGACCGGCCTGAAATCACGGTCCTTCCATTCGACGGCGTCCAGGTAGGCGCGTGTCAGGCCGACCGCATCCAACTGTTCCCTTACGGAAAGGTCGAATATCGTGGGGTCAGACATATTTCGCCCTCGACATGATGAACAATCCCGGCATCCAGGCACTCGGACTTTTGATGCCGTACTTGTGTTCCAGCCACCGATTGAAGTAGCCGAACTCCAAGTGGGAGGCGATCTCGGAACCGTCACGGCCCTTGACGCTCATGATCACGGCGGTATGCGTGCCATGCGCGTGAGTGCTGATGTCGATGCGGTCGGCGACGGACGAGTGCTTCGCCTTCACGTCGGCCAGTCCCTTCGCCTTCGCCTCGACCTTCTCCGCCACGGGACGGGTGGCTTCGGCTCCGAACAGTATCGCCATGTCACGGTTCAGCACCCTTGCGGGCTTCAGCTTCACGTACCCCATGTGCGGCTCCCCTCGGGCGGGACAGGCGGTTTCAACCCGTTGTCCTCGGTCGCATGGCCGATGCATCTCGCGGTGATGTTCCAGTGGTGGGCGGCATCCGAGGCGTGACGCATCTCCATAGGCGGGCCGTCAACCTCGTAACAGGCGTTATCGAGCCAGAACTGCGTGTTGATGTCCCCATGCCATTCCGGCGCGAGAACGATCGCCAACGCATCCTCGCGCAGGCCACCGGTCGTTTGCGGCGTGGTGTCCTGCGCCCAGTTCTTGGAAAACGTGCTGTTCTTATTGATTCGAGGCTCGAACGAGCAGTAACAGTAGGAGGCGTCCCCATCCGGCACGGTGCCGGAACCGTAGACGGTTTCGACCGGTTTCATCGGCTGCACCACGATCATGTCGCGGTGCAGAAGGTCATCCGTGATACGAGGCTCCAACTCGGTATCGTCGTACAGGTGCCCGCCGCCGAGTTCATCCAAATCAACACCGTCGTAAAGGTGTCCCAAGTCCAATGTTTCATCGGCCATAGGGCCTCACAATCCGTAGATTCGGCTCAACCCGACACCAATGGTGCCTACGGGGCCGTGTCCCTCCGCGTAACCGTCAAGCAACTGCTTTTCGCGTTTGCTCACATACAGGTTGGGACTGGCATCATAGGCGGGCGGATTAGGCTGGGGGTCATGCTCCTCATACGAATAGTTGCCGTTCGACTCGGATTTGAGCCGGTGCCATCGCATGACGCGAATCACCATCGAGCAGACCACGTAGGCGAACGTGTCCTCGCTCAGGTCGCCCGAATTGAGGCGGGGTTCCGCGTTGCCGGATTCGGTCAACGCTATTTCGGCGGCGATACGGCAACGTGATTTCACCCATTCGTTCGGATAGGCGTCGGCTAGCCCGGGCTGGTCAAGCAGACTGACCTGCATGTGTTTCATCCAGTCGATGCCGTCAACGCTTGCCATGACGGCTCCTACAGGACGTTGGCCTTGAACGTGCTGACGGCATCCTGCAATACGGGCAGCGCGGAGCCGTTGACCCAGATATCGTAGTTGGCCGGAGCCTGATGGGAGAGCATGGCGGCGACAAGACCGTCGTTGACGCTCTTGCTGATCTCATACTCGGAGTTCTGGGCTTCGGCGGTCGGGCCGGAAGCGGTGAAGCCAAGGGTCGGGTCGTTGAACGAGGGAAGCATGACGAACGTCGCATCGGGAATGAGCGTGGTGGTGTCCACGTCCATCTTGAAGCCGCCGTCCAGTTCAAGGTTCTCGTATTCGAGGTCGAGCATACGCACGTCGTTCAGCTGAAGCTGGCTGGCGAGAACGCCCAGCACCTGGTCGCGGGACAGTCGTGGCTTGGAATGAGCCAAGTCCATGCCGGACACTTCCTGACGGAACTGTTCGTTGACGCGCAATGCGTCGATGACCTTCGACGTGGTGAACGCGGCGTGCGGTGTACGGCCCTTGTTCTTGCGCATGACCTCAATCCAACCCTGAACGTCGGCAATCGGGTCGGAAGTAGCCTGGGACCAGAGAGTGGTCGGAGTCTGATTATGCTGCTTGGCCGGACGGCCGAACGAGTAGACAACGTTCGCGCCGTTCTCGTTGATGGTGATCTTGCCATCCATCATCGCGGAGATGGACTCAAGTTCAAGGGTCACGCCGGCGGCCTGGCCCAGATGCGTGGTCTTGGCTTCGGCCTTGTCGTGGATGAACTGCTTGTCGTTCGCGTGCTTGGCCATATCACGTTCGGTGATGTGGTCCATGCCGGACAGGGGCAGAAGGCCCGTATGCTGTTCGGCGGACTGTTCGACCATCGAAGTGTGGCCGATCTCGGCGTCCAGCGCACGACGCTGCATGGCGTTCGTGGAGAGCGTCGGCAGATTCGGCGTCCAAGAGACGGTCCATTCGCCGTCATTGGACTGGATGGGGAACATGGTGGAGAACGGGAGAATGCCGTTCACGTAATCGAAGCCCGCCTGCGCAACCTCGGTGGCTTCGCTCGGCGGGAAGATTTCCTTGTCCAATGCCATTGGATATTTCCTTTCAGATATGAGAAAACCCGCCACGAGGGGCGGGTTTCAAAGAATCGGTTTAGACGGGGTGTCAGGCGATGGTGATGGTGTTCGACTTGTTGTCGGTGCCGACCCAAGTGCCACCGGTGATGGCACCAGAGGTGTCCTTGGTCAAGGTGATGGACTTCACGCCCACACCAGCGGAACCGGCAGCGCCAGCCGAACCGGACAATGCGGTGACAGCATCATCCTCGACATCGTAGAAGCAGCCGCCCCACTTGGCCTCGTCGGCGGGAACGACCGGCAGCTTGCTCTTGATAATGTCGCCACGGTAGCGAAGGCCCACATAGGTGTCATCGACCTGCCAGCCGGAATAGGTGACGTTCACGGCGACGGCGGACTCCAACAGGCCGGCGATGGCGGTCTGACGGCCATCGGTAGCCTTCGGGTCATACGGGCCGTAAGCGCCCTTGTTGGTGCCGCTCGTGATCTTGGCGAGCGGAATACCGGAACGGATGTAGATGGTCGTGGCTGTCGGGCTGACCCCGGTCAGGTACTTGTTGCGCAGAGTCTCGTCATCGACGTTGAACAGTTCGGGGACGATGGTCACGGAGACCACGCCGCCCGTCTGCTCGCCGAAACGCCACTCATTGTTTTCCTCAACGGTGGTCAGGCCGGTGCCATGCACCATTTCAATAGGAAGCGCCATGAGTATGGCTCCTTTCATTTGGTTTGCTTGTTATGGTTGCGGCGGCGGGCGTTCTGACGGTCCATCGCACGCTTGTAGGCGTCGCCGCGCTTTGGTTTCGGATTGAACTCGCCCTCGGGGTTCTCGGCCTTTCGGCCCACGCTGCGAAGAGCCTCGGCTTCCGGCACCTGAACACGACCGTTCGGCTGAACACCCAACGGCGAACCGGGTTGGATGGGGTTGAGCTCCGCATAGGACTTGGCGAAGTCCGCGATATCCTCCGGCGTGCCATCACCCTTGTACAGGGCTTCAAACACCTTGTCAGTGACCTGCGGATACGTGCTCTTCGCAATCAGACGCGCGTTGTCGGCACGCACCTGGGCAAGCTCGGCCTGAACCTGCTGCACCTGCTTGAGGTTCGCTTCGGCCTGCTTCTCGTTCTTACGGCTCATCGCCTTCCACTTGGCGAGCTCGTTGTCACCGGGGTTTTCCTCCGGCTTGACGTTTTCATTGTTTTCCTGAATGTCGGCGGTCGTTTCTGCCGCGCCCGTTTCAGGCTGAGACTGCTGAACCGTTTCGGTTTCGGCAGTGTTCTGTTCTTCCTTGGTAGGCATCCGCCCGCCCCTTTCATTCACGCGGCCAAACCGAGGGTCGACCGCAGGTATTGGAGCCACGCCCTCTGATAGGACATGGCTTGTCTTAAATGCACCGAAGGCCGGAAGCTGTACTTTCGACCCTCGAATGGAAAATCGTCTTCCTCGCCCGTATCCAGCACTTTCTGATAATGCTGTTGGAACTCCATAGCCCTCGCGTACATGCGCTGCAACGCGGTGCGCGTCATGTTCAGGTCGGGGATATGCCATTCCGGCGCGGGAGTGCCGTCATCGTATTCACGCCGCCACTGGGACTGCGTGAGAATCGGCCCGATCTCGCTATGCGATTCCATGATGACGCGCACGCTTTTCAGGTCGGCGGCTGACGTGCTGCCAGCCTTCCTGTAGATGGCGTCCAAATCCTCCCGGTTGAGTTTCAGACCGGGGTCATTGTTCGCGGTGATCGGGGCGACGGTGCATTTGCAGTTGTTGTGCATGGGCAGAAGGTCGGCCGTGGAAAACACGTTCGTGGACGCGACGGCGCACAGGCCGCACGTGCCGGTCTTGGAAAGCTCGGGGTGTATGACCCTACGGTATTTTCTGACGCCGGAACCGTGGAATCGTTGCGTGGCCGCACTGTTCATGGCTATCTGACCATCGGTGTTCGCATTGTCCGTCAACCGTTTCACGGCGGCGTCAAGCCAATCATCGACGGCCTTCTGCACGTAATCGTCCAGATTGTCCCATGCCAGCGGGCGTATCGACGGGTCCCTTACGGCCATGCTCCGATAGGCGTCGGCAGGACGCACGCTCACCGCCCAAGGGTCGGTGTTGTCCCTTGTGACGATGTATTCGGGAATCTGACCATCCGAAGGCATGTTCACCATGCCGAGCATCACGTCCGCATAGGAGACGCCCAGATGCCGCATGGCTTTGATGAACGCGATCTGATTCTGTGTTATCCACGCGGACACGCCCTGTGTTATCGCGTCGTTCCACCAGTCGGCGGGGTCGAGCGACTTCCACATGTTCCACGCACGCTGCACGTAGGCGTCGACCAGCGCCTGACGCTGCCGTTCCATGACGGTCAGCGCCTGTGTCATGTCGGCCATCACGTCACCTCATTGGTGGAGTCCAACGTCTCGTCGCCCAGAGTGTCGTTCAGGTCAGGGATGGTCGATGTCGAATCCAACGTGTCCTGCAAGGTGGGAGCCGACTGCTGTGAGGTCTTGCCTTCGACCAGAGTGTTCTCCTGACTCAGGGCGGTGGCGAAAGCCGTGTCCTGCAAGTCCTGCATGGCTTCGGCTATATCCATCTCGCTCATGTTCAGGAACCGTCGCATGATGGTTTTGACCGGCAGCAGTCCCTTCACATAGTTGGCGGCTTGCGCCTGCTCCAAATCGGTGGGAGTTTCGACCGGCTGCCACATCGTCTCGAAACGTTCATCGGCGGCGGACTGCTGGCCGCTTGCGACCAACGCCATGCGAAGCAGCAGCACGAACGCATCATTGGCACGCTCGTTCATGTCCTGCACCTTGAGCCTCAACATGCGGGTGGTGAGCTTCGCTCCCTCCGCGCTGCCGGAAACGTCAGGGCTGAGAATCGACAACGGGGTGCCGGACGCGCCGGCCAACTGTTTGATGTCCGTGTTCGCGGCGGAGACAATCGGCGTGATGTCCGTCACGGAGCTTTCGCCCATCTTCGCGTCCTTCGGCATCAGCCACAAGGCGGCGGGGCCAAGCTCGAACAAGGACGAGTAGTCGATCTTTTCGCCGGCACGCGCACGGTTGGCCTTCACGGCCGGGTCCTGCTTCGTGTAATACTCGGGAAGGTCGCCGGACACCCAACGCTGTTTGAACGCCTGCATCTCCTGAATGCAGAAACGTTGGAAACGCTGCTGGTCGATGGCGCTCAACGTCGGAAGATGAGGCTCGAACTGGCCTCGACCGGTCGCGGTCTTCAACTGGACGATGGGCAGGCAACCGCAGTCACGGGCGAAATCAAGACCATCGGAACTGGCCGCGCCCACCCATTCGAACAAGGCGGGCAACGACGGTTTCTTCTTGGAATCATCGTTCGCCAGCTCATACACGGCATCCTCATAGTCGGGACTGTCGGTCGGCAGCGTCCGCGACTCCACCTCACGTCTGGCGACACGACCATACACGTCGGTCACATTGCCCTTATCGTCACGGACCAGACGGTACAAGGCGATGTTCTCGGTGCCTTCATCCGCGTCATACGAGTAGACGATGGCCGCGCTCTTATCGTCGGAAACGACGGTATCCCAAGGGCTGAGCCTCGAAATGTAGGCCGGGTTAGGCGTCGACCACGCCTGCGCATAGGCGGCACCGTAAATCGATGCGTCACGCAGCATGTTCAACGATTTCAGGTTCATGCCCGACTTCTGCCACATGTCGTCTGCGGCGGTGGAACGTATCGCCTTGTCCGACACCAGACGGAAGCCGGTGGGCTTCTCCGAGGTGATGACCGCGTTCGCTATCGTGCTCGCCAAGTTCATCGGGCAGATGTCCACGAACCTGCGGTAGATGTCCGAACTGGTCACATCCATGTTGCGGGGGACCGCCTTCGTGGGTACGGTCTCCTTGCCGTCGTAGAACGTTTTCAACCGGCACAGCATGGGGATACGGTTCACCAGCCGGTTCGCCAACCGGGTAAGCACCACGCCGTCGCCTCCCGGTTCGACATCATCGGGAACCAACGACTCCAACTGCACGGCCATATCTCACCGTCCTTCTAATAAGTCACTCGGGTAACGTGGGTGCGCACCCTCGGCGCACGGGAACTGGCCTGTTCCAGATAACGGGTACGCGCCGTATATGCGAGGACGCCTGCGATGCAGGCGTCTATCTTCAACGGACTGTTCGGCGTCTCCTTGTACACGAGGTACTGAGTGGAGCCATCGGCGTTCGTCCTGCGCAGGTTCTTCCTTCGCGCGTTTCTGAAATGCGCGAGAAGCCTCGGGTCGGCCAACAGTGCGACATCACCGATGACGGGATTGTTCTCGTCATCGCACGCCGTCCATTCACGGCAGAACGCGGTATGCATGTCCACATACGCCTGCTTCATGTCCGACTCCCAATTGTTCGTGTGGAACATGATCGGGTCGCCGTTGTTGCGCTGGCCCACAAGGTCGAGATACGAGTAGTCGGTTTCCCAGCCGATAATGAGGTCACGCCAGCCGTGGACATCCGCGAAGAAGCCGACAACGTTGTAGTTGTCCAGCATCCAGCGAACCTTGCGGTCGAACGCCTCCACATCGACCTGCCAGTCAGCGGCCTCGGGGCCTTCGGGCTTCTGTTCCAGTTTGATAAGGAACAACAGGCCGTCCCTGACACGGCAGCCGACCAAGGCGGTCGCATCATCGGAAAGCGAACCGTCGAAGCCAAGCGTTATCTCGTCCTCGTCCGAAATAATGTCCTTCCAAGGCGCTGCCTCGTCCAAGTCGGTGCCCTCGGGAACGCCCGCATACAATGCGATGCCCGCGAGATGGCTTTTCAACAGGGATTCGGACAGCCAAGCGTCGGAAACGCTCGTGAGACTGTTCAGGTAGTAGCGAATCGAATCGCCCACATCGGAAGCCGGGTCGAGGATATCCGCGATAGGGCCGCGAATATCAACCCAGCCGTCCTTCGACGGGCCCGGCTCCACGCCGGGGGAGCGAAGCGAATACCCGTCATCGCTCACACCCTCGTCGTTGACCGGCACGATGCTGCCGTCAGCGAGAATGATATGGTCCTTGCCGTCCCTTGACTTCGCGGCGGAACCATACGCCTCATACAGGCCATGCTTCAGTTTGCCCGCATCACCCAGGTCCTCGATGTTCAAAGGCGAATACCTGTGGTCGAACAGCAGCTTCGGGTCCTTGATGCGACCCTCTCGAATATCCTGAGCGTGCTTGTAGGTCTCCTCGGCGATACTGTTCTCGCCGGGACGGTACATGGTCGTGGTTTCCAACACCCACGGTTCGGCGTCGCCCATACGCTTCGAGAGATTACGTTTCAGCGTATGATACGTGGCCTTCAACCGGGGAACGTTGTACAAGTGGGATTCGTCGGCGATGATGAACGTCTGCTTGCCGCCGTCATGCGTGGAAGAACCGGTGGCACCGGGCTTGATCGAACCACCCTCCGGCAGCAGGATACGGGTTTCACCGACATCAAGACCATAACCGCGCAACTGGCTCAAAGGCCCGTTCTCGCAGTTGTACTTCATTACCTGATAAACGTTATCCGTCTGTTCTTCGGCGGTGGCGATGCACACCACGTTCGGGCCCTGCACGGGACGGCCCATAGGCTCGCCCGGCAGATACTCGTAAGTCTGGCCGAGGAACGTGTAGGTTTCCCCGCCCTTCGCCCAACCGGCGAAACGGCATGGGCCCAAAGCCTCGAACAAACCCAGACGGCCACCCTTGCCGGACTTGTCACAACCCTTGGGGCGACTCAGGAACACATGGTTGAAACGACGCTGCCCATACTTGTCGAGCGCGTAACAGTCCACGTAGAACCGCGCATACTCAGGACTCTCATACACGGGCATGTCATACGCGGGCTCCGAACCCACGACGCAGAACGACTGTATCCACCACAAGGCAAGCCAGCCAAGCGAACGCTCCCTATCCTCGGCGGTCAGATTAGGGATAACGTCATGCATCAGCCCACCGCCCGACGCTGCCTACGTGCTTCCTCCATGCTGATGACGTTCGAGGAACCCGAATACGAGGACGCCTTCAAATCATTCGCCTGAGGCGCGTCGAACTTCAAATCGTTACGCGCCTTCGGAGTGACGCCGATCATGGCCTCACGCTGGCGAATCTCAGCCGCCAGAATCGCACGCCCCTTACGGGAACGTTTGAAATCATCCTTGAGCAGCGCCGTATCCAACACGAAATCCCAGTCAGGGCCGACGCCCATACGCTGAGCCAACGGGCTACGACGCAAATCCTCATACCAGCGGCGAGTGACCGGCAACCATTCATCGCCCGTATCCGGGCGAACATCAGGCAGTTCCGGCCCAACCGGCTCCTCGGGACTGCTCAGCAAAGGCATCGCGGCTATCTTGGACGCCCTACGCCCGTTTCCTGCCATGATTCACGCTCCGTTTCCGCCCATTCCGGGCTGTCCGACGCACGGGCTTTTCGCCCCTGCACCGGTCGTGAACGAGAATGCGGTTCTCCAAAGTCGCTGAATGCGACTTCTCCAAAGGAACCTTCCACTCAAAAGCCGCGCCGTCAGGCCCGGCACTATCTACATCGACCAGTCCGCCGCACTTCTGGCAACGGCCGGCACACTTCTCAATCACCTGCGAACGGGTGAAAGACTCGACAACCATCCGAGGCCGTTCAGCCGGTTCCACCGTCCGCTCATGCAACACGGTTTCAGGACGCGACGGCAGCTCGGGATGCAGTTGACGTTTACGGAAATACCTCAAACGGCACTTGTCCGAACAGAACAAGCGAGAGGAACGCTCAGGGTCGAACCATTTGAAGCACACCGGACACATGCGGGTGCGCAGTCTCCTCAACGGAGTGCCGGAATAGTAGTTCCGGTTGTAATGCTCCCTGCACAACCCTTTGGCGCACACCGGGTTAAGACACCCGAACACAGCGCAACGCTCTATCGAAAAGCCGGCCTCGAATACCATTCGGCCTCCTCGCGGCTCCTACGCTTTTCCACCCGAGCCTCACCACTCTCACGAGCGGTTTTCTGCTTATGGTGATATGAGCACAACGCCCACAGGTTCGACGGGGAATCATCATCAGGCTCACCGTTCTTCGCGCGAACCTTATGATCGACCTCATTGGCAGGATAGCCGCAAATATGCTTCGCCCCCGTATGCCAGTCGGTCACAATCCACTGGCATCGATGGTGGTCCCGCTCTAATATCCGCTTGCGGGTCCGCTCCCATCCGGGGTTGAACCGTGCATCACGGTTGGAAGATGACCAAGCCACGATGACTCCTTACACGTAGGGGGCGGAGCCGGTGGGAGCGTGGCGAGCGAGCATTCCAACGGGGTTAATCCAAATACAGGGGATGTTGGTCCACGAGCCACCGGCTCCTAGAGGCAATCCCGAGAATCGAACTCGAACCTGCGCTTTACGAGAGCGCCGCTCTTCCAATGAGCTAGAATGCCATGCCTCCCACTAGGGGAGCGCTGTTCAGTTATCGCCGCACGGCATGGCATGAAGCCGCCGCCGACATCCGGCGATGACCCAAGAAGCCGTCACCGCCTGTAATCGCCTCTTCTTGAAGGCGTTGTGGTACCGGAGTGGACTCGAACCACCGACCCTATGACCGTAGCCATACGCTCTAGCCGCTGAGCTACCGGCATCGCATACCCGGTGAGAATCGAACTCACGTCACCGGTTTTGGAGACCGGTACTCTACCATTGAGCTACGGGCATATAGGGATAGTCGAACCCCCACGACAGTCAGGGCCTTGACCAGCCTCACCGACCATCTCGCGGATGATGCAAGATTTGCACTTGCGAACCTTTTACGGTTTACGGCCTAGCAAGCCGCCGCATTCGTCTACTCTGCCAATCATCCACGGCCACGCCCCCGGTCCAAGAAAACAACACCAATACAAAACGGAATCCCAGAGAACTCGACCTTACAAATCCTCGTAAAACTGTTTTGACGGTTCGGTTTTCAAAAAAGGCGTGGCCTAGTCGTGAGAGAGGGAATCGAACCCACAACACACCGGGTTTGAGCCGGCGTCCTCTACCAATTGGGATATCTCACGCAAATACAAGAAAACCCCGCGACTGCGGGGCCTCACCTTGTCAGGAACCCGAGCTTCGCTCCAATCCCCGACAATCCATCTACACGACATTTTACTCACAACAAGCGTTGCAGCAAGCGTTGCAAGAGTATTCCCACCACCAATGAAACGCTAATTCAAAAAACAGCCCAGCAGATCATTCACGAGCAGAACCATTGTCCGTGCGGCCCCCACGTCTTACCGGGGTAGGGCTCTCCCACCCCCATGTATGCGTGTGCGTATGTGCGCGTGCGCGTGCGTATGCGTGCGCGTATCCGCGCGTGTGTACGCGCGTGGGCGCATGTGGGCGTGTGTGGGCGTGTGTGTATGCGCGTAGGCGTGTGCGCGTATGTGCGCGTGCCTACGTGGTCATGGGACTGTATGCGGCGTCGGTATGGGGTTGAGTGAGGTTGGCTCATGTTTTGTGATTGTTGCATGGTGCAACTGTTGTATGTGCAACCATATACGCATGAGGTAGTGGCCTAGACTCTATGGCGTGGTGGTTTTTGCGTGGTTTATGGTGGTTTCGACACGCCGATAAACGCTAGTGTTTGCAATGGTTTTAGTGGTGGTTTGCAATACCGGCTTGACAACACATTTTTGTGTTTGCTACGATGTAGCCATCAACAAAAAAACAAACCGCAACAACAAGAACCGAGGTACAGAGATGAACACCACAACCCACTACGTGAACGCGGCAGATATCCATACGGCACTGGTCAAGGTGGTCAACAACCTAGCCGCGACAGACCAATACGAAACACTCGGTATGGTTAACGTCCTTGCAATGCTGACAGCGGCAGCATTGCACATCGACTGGGATAACAAGCGGTTTGACAACTTGTTTAACAAGGTTTACGCGGAACTCAACAAATAACAGCGCGGCCATAGTGGCTAACGCTAGGGTGCAAGTCCCTAGTCGCGCACTTAGTCCCCACTATCCAAAACTCATGGTGAGCGGCGGGTAATCAGGCGGACGTGAAACCTTGATAACTTAACAGTGGACACCCGATAGTCAACTGAGTTGACGTGGTAGGCAGATAGTAATGTGGCCTCGGAAGTTATACCCCCGAGTCGCATAGCGTAGCGAGCAGAGTGGCCTACCTGTATGGGGTAATGAGGCATGAACGTAGCTAGTATGAGCGCGTGCCCTGAGAGATAACAGGGTACGTGACATAGCGCCGGGGATACTGGGAGAGATAACCTAGGGTACTGGGCGGACTGGGATAAACCCCATACTGGATACGTTGGTATAATCGGGCCCACCGAAACATAAGTGAGGTGGGTTATGAGTCTAAGGGAATTAAGGCAGAAACGAGGGCTATCGCAACAACGTCTAGCAAGCAAGGTAGATGGCATGAGTCAAGGTCGCGTAGGTGACTATGAGTCAGGCCGGATACCGATCGAAAACATGACGTTAGGCATGGCTTTGAAATTGTGCGACGCTTTGAAAGTGAGTAACCCTCGCAAACTGTTAGAGGCTGAGAAGCCAAAAGAAAACACTAGTGAAAGCTAGTTGTGTGCCCTAATCAATTCTTCGCCTGACTGTGGGCCTTATACACAGTCGGCCTAGCTCACTGGGTTTATCCCATAGTCTAGGCACTCATAGCGTGTCCCAAGGTGGACGGGATACGCTGGAACCTGTTATATCGAAAGGTGGTGAGCCGTGCCGGTTGGCGATATCGTCGTTGACCCGCGTATCCAGACTCGACATCCCGACGTGTCCGCTGATTCGGTGCGCGTGGCATGGTCGAACGTCGTGCGGTTTATGGCGCGTGAGGATACCGACCCGTTGCGTTATGTGGCGGTTGGATACGACGAGTACGGGCGTTTGCTGGAAATGGTGGCGGTACTAGATGAGTCGGATCGTTGGCATGTGTTCCATGCCATGCGTGCGACGCCGAAGGTGCTGCGGGAACTGAAACTTTTGTAAAGGAGGAAGTGTCATGTCTTTTGTTGCGAAGGGTGGCCGTGTGGTCACTGATGACATGTTGGACAAGTGGGCCGACGATGCGGATAACGGCGAGTTCGGCGGAAGGCCGGGTGCGGTGTATTCCGGGCCTGTCGTTCCTGTCGCTCAGGCGGATGCTGTCAGTCGGACGTTTTCGTTAAGCGCTGACATGTCGGCCATGTTGGATGCCGTCGCTAAACGTCGTGGCGTGTCCGCTGATGACATCATGCGGCACGCGCTGGTGCGTGAGTTCGCGTCAGTGTGAGCTGTTCGGCGTGCTGGTTTTCCAACACGCCGATTTGTTTAAACCAAAATGATACGTTATGCTATCAATTATCAAGCCCAATCGGGCAAGACAAAAGCAAGTTTGAGAACTTAACAGTGTTTCCCTACATGCAAATGATACATTTTGCTGTCATAATTGGTTTACCTACTACTAGAGAAAGCGGGTAAGCCTATGGGACTTAAGGAACTGCGCAAACAAGCCGACTTAACACAAGTTGAGCTAGCCAAGCGCACTGGAATAGCGCGAACAATCATCAGCAGTTATGAGACCGGGCGGCGAGACGTTCGGAACATGACTCTTGAAAACGCTTTGAAGATATCCAGTGCACTCAACTGCCAACCGAGCGACCTGATGCGTTAAAAGAATGCGGCTAAGTAGCGCCAACTACCTAGCCGCGTGCCTTAAGTTGAAAGTTCTCTAACCAATCAATCAAATCGAGGCTGTGCTATCTTAGCACGCCTCACATGGAAGTGAGGAACCATGCGTAAAATTCTGGCGGCTTCAGCCGCGTTAATCACACTTTTCACCCTGTCCGCTTGCGGTAGTGATACCGCGAACATCCCGCAATGTGAGAACGAAGACGGCTCGGGTCAAGCTGGACTCTGCTACTGGGATAGTGCTCGAATGGGCAACGGACGCGGTACCGGCCTGTACATCTACCAAGACGGCATTCTAATCGACGAACGCTACTAAGTCTTTCAATCAGATTCATTCAGTCGCGCGGCTGTCTCCGCGCTTCATCAATTCAAGGGAGATTCACAGTGTGTGTGGAACTTGTTTTCAGGATTAACGTTGACTGGCATAGGTCACGCATGTGGGGGAGTAACCCGCGTGCCGAAGTCTGGGCCAACCTCGCCGGCATTCGTGGCGACTACACTAACGGTACCGTGTCAGGCTGTGGATACGACAAGGAGAGTGCGGCAGTTGATTTAGCGTTGAAAGATAACCCGCTTATGCAGACACTCATGATGTGGCCGAAACTGAACGTGAACACCGGTTATAGTGGTCAGGTCACGCGCGTGGTCAACAAACTCGATTACGGGTATGAGCTGTGCTTTGGCGGCATGGGCATGAGTGAGTTTCTACAATTCATGCGCGGCAATGGTTTTGCCGTTGAGGAGATGCACGGCGATATGTTCGACGGGTACACGTTCCGGCGTGACATGCCCGAATCTTTCGTTAAGACAGTTTGACTGCGATAGCGCGGCGCATTAATCCGCGCTTCCCGCCCATTCGGGCAATTTCAATCAATCAAACCTATAGATCCTATATCACACTAATGGAGGTGTGCCATGCCTGAAGAAATACTGAATCCAAGCGACTTCCACGTTGGCTGGTCGGCCCAATCGTTGGCCGGCGACATCTACGTTATCGTCAAAGCCACTGACAAGACGGTGACGTTCGATAAATACAATACCGTATGGCTTACCGTTCGGCGTGTCCGGCGTAAGCGTTTCGAGTGGATTGAAGGAGGCTACTTCAAGGACGGTGCATTCACGTTCTGGCCGAGTAATTTTTTCCCGCCTGAGAACGTCTGCAGCCGCAACGATTTCATCCAATCGCATGAGTTTAAGGCGGTGGCATGATGGCACGCTACTTCTACGCTTTCCGCTGGGCTTATGGTATCGGCGCGACATGGGATGACGGGTCATGGCCGGGTGGCCTCTACGTGTTTGATTCGAGGGCTGAGCGTGACGCTTGGGTTGCCGACGACGTGTTTGATGGCAATTGGCATTGTGAGGCCATTACGGCGAAAGAGGCGCGTCATATCATGGCCGATACTGTTATCGGTTTTGATAATGATATGGCCGCACGGTACGACGGTAGCCGGTCGGCTGTCGAACGGTACGCGCCTACCGCCGAATTGGTCAGGGCATGGCGGCGTATCGACATGCAACTTAACCCAGTTGCGTATATGGGTGAGTGATCGACCATGATTGACCATTACCGTTGCAAGTCGTTTCCCGTGGCTGTTGCCACTCAATCGCATTATGAGGCCAAAGGTTATCCCGTGGAGCTAGTCCCGTGGGGTAGGGGCTACATGGTGCGAGTCCATCGTTAATAAATCGTTGTGGGGCATGGCGTTGTGGCCGTGCCCCTCTTGTTTAAGGGAGATTCAAAATGTCCATTACCGTTAAAGATGTTGCCGACATGGTGGAACGTGTTGACGAAAAACTATCGCCATTGACGCGCTATGACGGTTTCCAACCCTATGAGGGCATCTATCGCCTTGGCGACTGGGGATATGTGACGGAAACCGAATATAACAAGGCTTTCGAGCATGAAGATGGTTGGGCGCAAGACGCTTACATTTTGGACGGTAACGGTGTGAGCCATACCCGCATTAGTCAGCTAATTAACGAAGGCGATACCGGTAAGGCAATTTCCGATTACATCAATGAGCGTTTCAACAATGACCAAATGGACGACGTTTTCTACACCGAAGCCACCGAAGAGGGTGAATGCTGAGAGTCTTCTAGCCGCCTACTCATTCCAGAAAATCAATCAAAATCGAATCTTTACAAGTGAGGTAAACCAAAATGAAGAAGCTGACCAATGACCCGTCGCGTAACGTGAATGCCGTGAGCGGCATGTGGGTGCGGTTGCGCAAGGATGGCTCGAAATATGATGTTCGGTATGTGAACGCTCGGGTTAGACGAGTCTGGTCACTTTCCCAGACTTCGCAGGGCACGGCGTGGAATGTTCAGGCCAAGGGAGTCCAGTATGAGGACTTTTTGAATGGCATGAGGTCAAGCTCCGTTGACCTTGAGCATGGTTGGATGCTCATACCCGATTCCGAGCGTATGAAGACAGTGCCGGTGCCGGTACCTACCGGAATGGACGCTAAAACGGTTGGCGGCATTGTCGCGCACCCATCGATCGATGCAAACTGGAAGTGTGAGGAGGAACGCTTCACGAGCAATGTTCAGTGGCCGGTGCCTATGCCCGAGGACGCGATATTGGAAGACGAGTTCATGGATGATGAACCCGCGCCGGATACACAGGAGATTCCCGAAGTGCCGCCGAAGGTGAACAGTTTCGCCGTCTCCTATTGTACGATGCCTGACCTGATGATGGCTAAGGAATGCCCCGAATTGCAAGGTTTGGGCCCTATCCGTCACTTCCGTACCAGCAAGGGCCGCAAGGTGGCCTACGTTGCTTCGGCCAATGGCAGGTGCGTTGTCGCCTACCGTGCCCGTTATGAGCGTGGCAGTGACAGGCAGTTGGAAAAGGCGGTGGCCGATTACGTGGCTACCGTCCGCGACAAGTGGGTTAAGGCGGCGTGACATGAGCGAGATTCGGGAGAAAGCCGTACGCCTGTTGTTGCAGGCGGCTTACGAGATGGCCGCCGATAACGCGGATAGCGTGGCGGATATCTTCGACTGCCAGCATGGTTTTATCGATGATTTACGCCGTCGTGCCATGCTGAAGCTGGACAAGCCATACACCGCGCCGGACTTCGATACTGCGGAACAGCAGATAGCCGAAACCGGTTTGTCGTTGGACATGCTCGACAAGAGGGCGCGTGAGGCGTTCTCACAGAAGTATTCCACCACGTATGACCGGTATGAGTGCGCTATCGGCTGGTGCATCGACGACATGCTGGGGTGGGAATGATGGAAGTCAAGATACCCACTAGCAAGATTCGTGAGGTTCTGGAGTCCTCTGGCTATGCGTATACGCCGGATAATATCGCGGCGGTACGCGCAAACATTCCACTCCACACGTCTGACCTGATTCTGGCGGCATTGAACGCCACCGATTTACCCGACAAGCGGTTTGCTTTGCCGCTGTTCTAAGTTCTTGCCGCCTGGCGTTTTCCTCACTTCCGCTGGACTGCATTCCATTCTTTTAACCCAATATGGTATATGATTGATACCATCTGTTAACCGTTAAGGAGGTTGTTATGGGTAAGCTGGTCGCCAATGTCGATGATGATGTCAAGGCGCGTGCCGCCGCGCTCTACGATTCCATGGGCATGAGCCTGAGCACCGCCGTCAACATGTTCCTACGCCAGTCTCTGGTGGACAACGGGTTGCCGTTCAGGCCGACGCGACACACGCCGGACGGTTATCCGGTGCCGCCTGTTCACAATGCATACATGTTCGAGCGTTCGGAGAAGGGCCATGTGATACTGCCCGCCGATTGGGATGATTCGGAGGATGATGTCTATGACCAGTACGCCAAGTGAACCGCGCCTGTATGACGTGTGGCTGATGTGGGTCGAGTTTCCCGACCATCCCGGTATCGGGAAGCCGCGTCCGGTGGTTATCACCGAGGTTGACGGCGATCTGGTGTCGGGTATCGTGGCGAAGATAACCGGCAACACTGATTGGGATGAGGCCGGTGACGTGCCGCTGCTCGACTGGAAGGCCGAGGGGCTGTTGAAGCCGTCGCTCGTGCGCTGTTCGCAACGCTTCTACTTCAACAGGAGCGAACTGCTGCAATGGTTCGGACGACTCTCGTTGAGGGACGCGGAGCATGTTAACGACGGGTTGAAAGCCACATTGGACATTCCACCATACAGGCGGAGCGTATAGCCGTTATCGTTTTCGTGGCCTCATGGACTTGTTCTATGGGGTTATTCTTATAGAAACCATCATTTAGAACCGCATCATAGGGCTTTCTATGGTGCGGTTTTCACATAAATCAGCATTTAGACGGGACTTTAGAGCTGTCTATTGTCCCGTTAATCGTTTTACCGGACAATAACAAGGGAGTTTCCATCATGGATGAAGAAACCGAAGTCTACACGATTTACCAGCGCGTGACGCAGATCGAGAAGCGTCACGTCACCGCGCCGAAAGGCTTGACGTTCAACCAGTTGAGCGACTGGGTTGACGAAAACGGCGTTGGAGACCTGTTGGACATTGACGAACTGGACAACGATATGGTCAGCGCCGATTACGAGGACGGCTCTCATGTCAAGAGAAAGTGGGCGAATTGATTACCGCAATCTACCGTTATGAGCGTTTCGACCCCGCCGTCAACAAGGAGTTGTGGCGACGCATACCCGGCTGGAAACTACGTTTCACGTGGCTGAAAGCATGGCTGGAACACGATAAGGCGGCTCGAATCGGCTATAAAGCGTGGTTGTACGCGCGTGTTTCGAGTGGCGGCGAATGGCTGACCGGCGACATGCTGGACTGGAATCAGGAGATTGTCAAATGAACGATTATTACAAGTTCCTCGGCTACACGGCCGATTATCGAGCGCGTTACGAGCGTATGACGTGGTGGAAGCTGCGCCGGCAATGGTTCAAGGATGTTATCGACGCGGTGAAACGGAAACTGACCCGTCGAGACGATACTAATCTTCGTGCCGTTCTCGACTACAAGGAATGGCGAAGCAATCAGGATTTTGAGAACGGCTACTGGTTCAACGGAAACGAGGTAATCAAATGAGTGAAACGAATGACCCGGCATTAGACCATGCCATGAACTCGTTACGTCGGTGGCAGCACGCGAAACGTATGGAGAACGCGCTACGCGAAGTCTTGAAATATTACGACGAAGCTGGGGAGGCCGGCGAAAACTATGAGCTTGACCCGGATAATCTCGCCAAGTTCGCCGCCGACCTATGCAAGGAATACGAAGGATAGTGTATGGTCAACCCATGCTTCATACTAAGATTTGCGGAATCTTAGTATGAACAATTCAAGAAATGTGTATAGTTAGTGACATGAGAAAAGAAATGTTTGCACCTGACGCGCCAGGCGAGCTGCGTAGACTATCGGGCGAGTACGCCACAAGATACGGTCTGATGCAATACGATACGTATTCGTTCGTACCGAACCCGCTTGGCGATTATCCTGCGCTTTCTCCACGTGTCATGGGCGTGGTGTCTCGAGCCTCGATGGCATTGGCGAGACTGAGCGAACTGGGGGAGGATCTACCAAACCCGGATATGCTGCGCCGTCCGACCATGCGACGCGAAGCGCAGAGCACAAGCGCTCTGGAGGGCACGTTCGAGCCGTTGGAAACCGTTCTCGCACAGGATTACGAGGTGGGTGAGGACAAGAGCGGTTTGAGCGAGTCCATGCGCGAGGTATTGAACTATCTCGATGCGGCTGAATGCGGCATAGGTCAGATTCAGGCCGGGCACCCCATAAGCCTGTCCCTCATACGCGAATTGCAGCAGCTTCTCGTAAAGGGCACGAAGTCCGACAATCCGCAGGCCGGGGACATACGGTCAACCCAGGTGTTCATCGGCTCGCCCACGCGGCGTATCGAGGATGCGCGTTTCGTTCCCATGCCGCCCGGGCAGGACTTGGACATAGCGGTTCGGTCGCTTGTTGACTGGTGGCGGTCCCGCAATGAGCCGGGGCTGGCTGTGCTGGATATGGCGATGTTCCACTACCAGTTCGAGACGATGCACCCGTTCACTGACGGCAATGGAAGAATCGGTAGGTTGCTGGTGCTGTTGCAGATGATGAGCCGTGGATTACTGAGCCAGCCATTGCTGTCGGTGTCACCGTGGTTCGAGCGTCGTCGTCCTGAATATCAGGATAGGCTGCTTGGCGTTTCCACGAAAGGTGATTGGGAGAACTGGATACTGTTCTTCTGCCAAGGTGTCGAGGAATCCTGCGAGGACGCCTTGCTGCGCGTCAAACGTCTGGTCAACGTTCGGCAGAAGTATCGGAGTCTTCTGGACGCGCACAATTACAGTGGATTGTCCGTGCAGACGGCGATGTACCTTATCGGACAGCCTACCGTGACGACACGTGCGCTGAGGAGGAGGTTCGGCAAGAGCCCGTCAGCGGTGCAGCACGCGCTTTCGCGTCTGGTGTCCGTGGGCGTACTGCGTGTGTACCCGTCTGGAAGAGGCAACCTGTATTTTGCGCCGGACGTGCATGAGGTGCTTTCCGCGCCGCTTGGCTCGGAAATCGACGTGTCGGCTCCGCTGATGTGTGAGCGAAGCGAATAAAACCATAAATGTGGGCCCGATTATACGAAAACATGCTTTTCATTCACTGAAACCCGTGAAGATCAATAAAAAATAGATTTTCACGGGTTTCAAGCTATGATAGGCGTGTTAAAAGCCGTCACTGCCTCTCATGGAAGCACACTAGGACGGCATTCCTATCACAGCAGGTAGTGGCGGTGGAAATGCGCTACGAATACGTAAAACTCCGCCCATGCCTCTATAGTGGTCATGTATCCCCGAAGCCATGCGTCCCTCAGTGCGCGATAGAAACGCTGAACGATTTTACCGTCCACGCCTTTTGCGTAACGTGTGATGAACCTACGGCACGCATGGTTGATAATCAGAATCAGTTTCGGCGTGAACCATATAGGCCACTGGTTGAAATCAGGCAAATCGCCTAATGAGCCAGCCGTAAAAATGGTTCCCTTAGTCATGCTGTTCATTGTTTCCTCGGTCAATGTTTCCTCCGATTCTCGATAATAGCGACGGCTCCCAATAGGAGCATGAACAAGATGATTGGCACTGGTTCCACTAGTGGAGCCTCCGCATCCAGTACAGGGTGTCCGCCCTGCGCTCCAAGTCGGGCAGGCCATAAGCGGCACGATATGCTTGTTTGGTGAGGCAGCAGCTTGCGCGGGCACGTCTCATACCCCAGTTCGACTCCGTCAAATACTGGGAGACGGTCAGCGTGTGCCATTTCATGTAGCTGAGATACGCCTTGCAGCAACCGATCATGCCTTGTTGGAGCCTGACGCTACTGCAGAACAGGTCAGGCTGGTAGTACATGATCTTGCCCAGTTCCGTCAGCTTGTTGTTTACGATCCTGAGCTGGCTGGGTAGAGTCATCGGTTGGCTCATGAGTCCGCCACGGTGATTACGTGATTGTCGTTGAGTTTGAGATCAATACCGCCGACGGTGACGCGAATCTCTCCGGTGGGAATGGTCATATATTCACGGGTTATGATTCTGCTCCCTGGCTTTTGATACTCATTGAACGTGCATTCCGTTCGCATGTCGATTTCAATGTGTTCGATCATGCCCCTGATGACGCTTTTGCCGACCTGTATGATGACTTTTCTTCCCAGCATGCGAGGTGACAGGTCTGCTGCCTGAATGGTCTTCATAGTTCCCCCTTGGCTTTGCGCATGTAATATTCCTCAGCGGTCAACACTTCAGACACATGCATGCCGTCCACCATTTCATGCCACGTCAGCCACGGGGAGAAAGCAATAATGCCCCACATGACTGTTTGCCATGCCCTGAGGTCACTGGGCTTATCCCACGAGTCCTTAATCGAGTCGAATTGGCGGCGAATGCACATATACCAGCCGTTCAATTCCCCCGCATGAACACGCAGCCAGTATTCCCCCGGTGCCTTCGGCTCCACGATGTTTGGACGCGGCTTCTTTGGTGCGGGACGGGTCGCGTACGCGAAATTGTCGTGAGTGACAACAATGGCTACATCTACTGGTGAATTGTTTTTGGACCTCGTAATCACGTAGGTTTCTGCGCCAGATTTACGATGGTCAACGCTGGCTGCGTCCAAAAACCAGCCCTTAAACACATACGTGTTCGTGCTGCCTTTGACGTGAATCAGATCACCGGGCTTCAGGTCATCCCATGCGACGCGAATCTTCTTGCTCACCTGTGGTCCTCCTTGCCGATATCGCTGAATCGTGTGTAAAGCCGGTCGTTCACGACGTACGTGTTGTAATCATCCTGTTGGATGTACCACCAGCGGTTTTGATGGCCGGCCTTCAGATACTCCTCGCACGTGTGGTCGATGGTGTTGTCGGGGTTGACCTTCTGCCTGAACGACAGTTCATCGACTACGTGGTTGCCGGCCACGAGATCGGCTATCCGGTCGATACGCTCCGGCGTGAAATCGGGGGTGACCACGTACACGACACGCACCTTCTGACGGTCGAACCATTTGCGGGGCAATGCCAACGCCACGTCATCGGACAAGCTCGTGGGCCGCATGTGATACACCACGCGGCTGAACCTGATCTGCTGCATGACCTGAGCCACGTTGCGTCCGCATTGGAAGTAGCTGGTGTGCATCTCGGTTTCCGTGAGCCAGTCTCCGGCCCTGTGTATCGCCTCCCGGTAGAAGGCGACACGTTTCGACGCTTCCGGCTCGCGCATGGGGAACAGGGGGTCTCCGCCGCCGCTGAAGCTCAGGAACCTCATGGGGTGGCGTTCGCTTTCACGGCTGATGGTCCGCAGCGTGGCCTGCATGTCCGTCACCGGCACGTTCAATCCGGTTTCCCTGACGATGCAGTAAGGGCATGTCCAATGACAGCCGAAATTCGTGATAACCGAATAATGTCCGTTCATTGTGTTTCTCCGATCAGTTGTTCCATTTCACTCACGTTGTCCTGCTTGCGTTTCAACGCCACGCAACGACGTATCCACTCGCGTTTGCGCTTATAGACGTTTGTTATCTCCACATTGCTCAACAGTTCGTTGCATGAGCAGACAAGCTGGGGAATATCCGACTCCGAGTCCGTTTGCACGACGGGTTTCTCCCCGCAGACAGGGCATTCGGGAACCGGCTCGTCAACCACTGCCTTCAACCGTCTGCAACCGGTATTCCACTTCTGAACACTCTCGTCTTCAAAAAACGAGGCGAACGAAAGGATGCTTTCGACGTAATCGCACCATTCCAAGAGCTGCCACGAGTCTTTTTCCAGCCAGTAGTCGCGGTAGTTGCGGGTGACGCACACATGCTTCAGTTTGGGTACGAGTCCGCAGATGGGGCATGGTTCCACTACCGGTGGTTCAGGTTCCGGTTTTTCGACCGGTTCCGGCTCCTCCAAGTGCAACAGTCGTTTCAGCCGGTTCACATGCCCCTCGATTCCATCGACTCGTTGAACGCCTTCTGAAACGCTTCAACACCGGCTCCAACGGCCTTTTCGACGGAACCGTCGGGCGGCGGCATCACGGTCGCGTGCGCGCATGGTCGCATGTCGTCACCTATAAACACGCTGCCCGGTTCCAGTTCGCCCACCACCGGGACTTCCACGGTGAACGTGGCTAGTTGAAGCGCCTTGGAATACAAGCCCAATACCACTTCCGTGGTGCCAAGATTGATGCTCATTGAGTAATCTCCCTGTGTCCGAGGAACTTGTTGACGAAGAACGTCTGACCTTTGCCCGTGACTTTCGGTGTCTTGTTGATGGTCGTGTGACCGTCCGAGTGAACCACGGTGGTTTCCTTGATCTCGAACAATCCCAATTCCATAGATTTCTGCGTGGGCATGTTGCGAGAGCTGCCGGTTTTCATCAGCCATCCGTTGTCCCTCAGCCACGCGAACAAGCGCGTGCCGCCAATATCCACGCCATTGCCTTTCAGGACTTTCGCCAAGTCGCCCACAAGGATGCTGGTCTTCGAGGTTTCCACAGCGTCAGCGAACAATGCCTTGGGACGCATCCGTTCGACCTGTGCTTGGGCCTTCTCCTTTTCCGCCCGCTCCTGTTTGATTTGTGTGGCAAGTCGGATAAGGAAGTCGGGTTCGGTGACTGCCTTTTCCAAAGTCGATTCGGTCATGTACGCGCCATGTTTGCGAATCGATGGCAGCACCTCATGCGTCACCCAGCGTTTGAACTCGCGGGCTTCGGGCTTGCGGCTGCGTAACACGAGGGAGTACAAGCCGGACTCGGACACGAAAACGGGTGCCTTGCCGCCGTTCTGGGCAATGTCCGTAGTACGGATATTGGTGATTTCATCGGCATCGAGGTATTCCCGAATATGGTTGGTGGCCGTACCGAGAATGGCGCATACGTCCGCTCCAAGGAACCACGGGTTGCCGTGTTCGTCGGTTAGGACACGCACCTGAATGCCGTTGAAGTCGAATGGTTGAATCTGATTGCTCACTTGTCGTCTCCTTCCTTGGATTGGTTTTGCGAAACCTGCATGATCTCCCACACGTCCGCGTCCTCCGACAGGCCGGACGCGAGACGGTAGAAGTCACTGAACCTGTAGAGCGGATTGCTGTACGCATCCTCGCCCTGCTGAGGCAACTGGCCTCGATGTATCCAACTGCGCAAAGTGCTGCGGTTCACGCGCATCCCGCACGCCTTGATGATGTCCAACAGTTCGCCACGGGTTCTCACCGCCTCCGATTGGAGGAGACGTTTCACCCGTTCCGCCCTGATGAGGGCTACCGGCATACTGAAACCGCATTTCGGGCATTTCGCCGTCTCCGCGTCCGCGTAGCAGGAGAGCTGGCCCAAGCACTTGTCGGCGGGGCATGAGCCGTACAGTACGGTTTCCCCGTCATCGTCCGTGAGGAAACGACGCAGCTTGCGTGTCAGACTGTGCACCAGTTCCGCGTACACGGGCGTGCTGGAATGCTCCACGAGTTTCGGATGATTGGCGATACGGTAAACCATGTCCGACAGTGGCGTGGACTCGGGCAGATTGATTTTCAGACTGCGCATCCACTCGTACAACGTGCCCTGCAAACCCGGATAACCGTGGTCATCGTCCGCGTACAGCAGATCATGCAGGGCTTCGCGCAACGGTGCGGGAGCGGTGCCGGATTGACCGCCGCCACCGTTCTTGTGCCCGTAGGCGCGGTTGATGCGATACTCGCACAGGTCGGGCAGACTGTGGTCCAACCATCGCAGGTCGCCGGTCAACTGGCTGGCGTGCTTGTCGCACAGGAGATTCAGATTCGGTTCGACGCCATGTCCGATAAGCGGTGACGGCGCGTCGGTGACGATATCCCGCCAGCAACCGTGGTAGCGGCAGAGCCTCGTGTTTTCAGTGGAAAAAGACAATAGTGACCTTGACCTTCGGTTTTTTTGAAGGTCTCGGACGTGTCAGCAACTCTTAATTATGCCATCAAACCGGTCATTGTTCAGCCGGACGGCGTGTCGCCAGAACCTCGTCCAATGTCACGCCCAAACCCGGATTGAAACCACCGCCCTCACGCCGGCGCTTGGGTTTCGCGGGCGGCAAGCGCAGCGGGTCACGCGCGGCCAACGCCACCTGTCGAGACTCGTCCGAGGAACGGCCCATCATGCGCTGCCGGCGATACAACCACGCCTGATCTTCCACTAGTCCCAGACGTTCGCACTCCCGGCCTATCTGCGCTTCGGACGGTTTCGCACCGTTGCGCAGCTTGCGGACGATGCCGTTGATGTCGCCGGAACCACACCAGCGACCCGTGCTGTTGTCCGCGTAGAAGCGTCGAACGGCCTCACGCGCCTCTGCTGCCGTGATATCCGAACGCAGTTCCGAATGGAACGCATCAAGCTGAACATCATTCCACTGCGCGTTGCCGTGATGCGCGTTAATCAGCGACAACAACGCCGCCGCCTCACCCTTGCTGAGCATTGAAACCTCCCTGCGAGTATCGGGCCCGCTCCTCCTCGGTCATGTACTGCCAGGTCTTCGCCATGTTCGCTTCGAGATTCTGCTGGCTGCGTGACTTGACCGGCTGTTGCCGTGGACTCGGTGTCTCCGGTTTGGGTTTCTCCCAGTTGCGTGCGTACAGTTCCCCGCCGATGAACCTGCTGAACGTCTTCACGAACCGTTCCTCGGTGGCCCCGACATACGCTCGGGTTTTGGCTTCAAGAAACTCGCACGGGTCAGCCTCGCCGGCGGCTTTCACGATCTTGGGCCATTCGATTTCCAACTGCATTCGAGCCTGAGATGTCTTCCCGTCGAACCTGTTCGTCGGGTAAATACGCTCAAGACTGTCGAGCAGTCCAGCGAAGTCAGGCTTTGAGGGGGTAGGGGGAGTTGAATTATCTTTAGATAATTCATTCTGGTGTTCTGGTGTTCTGGTGTTCTGGTGTTTGTCCCGATTCAGACGTGATTCAGCCGTCTGAAAGTCATCTGAATCGGAGGTTTTTACCTCGTTCTTATTTTTACGGTAATTTTCAGCATTGCTTTCACGCTTCTTTTGTACCTGTTCGCGACTGCGATTGTGTATAAGATAATCGTGAATATAGTACCCGTTGTTCCCGTCCGGTTCGATCATGCCGACATTGCACAGTGCCTCAAGTTCTGAATCGGTGATATCCAGCACGTAAAGCGCATCATCTTCACTGATATGACCGTCTGAAAGATTATCTCCGCAGAAGGTAAGCATCATCGTGAACGCACCTATCGCGCTCGGGCATGTGTGCCTGAGTTTTCGCACCTTGCGATTCATGTAGAAGCCGTTGACAAGCTGGATGTATCCTTTGCGGGCCATCGTTATACCACTTTCCTGAAATCTAAACTCACCAGACTCATTCCGTCTCCTCAATCATGGTTTCGAGGGCAGCGACCGCGTTCTCACTGCGGTTCTCGGCTACTGCCTTCCAGAATTTCGTATGATCCAGGTCATTTCCTGTCCCTTTCCCAAATGTTCTCAACCATCCCGCACCACTTATCCCATGCTTCCTCTCTCGTATCGGCATAAGGGGCTTCCAAGTGGGTGCAGAAAAACATGTAGCGGCCTCTCCATTCGAATATGAGCGGGACACATCCGTAGAGGGGGCAGCAGTGCCGAATCTTCGATGCTAGATTGAACATGTTCGTCTCCTTAAATCTCGTATGAAGTTGTGGCGGCTTCGCCAGTCCGATGGCGTGCCGCTCGTCGCCGTGAGCAGCACGCCGTCATCGAATATCTTCCAGTGGCCGCTGCCGGCGCGTACCACCGTGTAGCCGTGCGAGGCTATCCAATGCATGAGTTTGCGGTCATCTCCACGCGCGGTCATGCTTTGAGCCTCATCTTCAACGCGAGACCATTCTCATGCACGCCACCGTTGTCGAAGCCCATGAAACCGTTGAACAGTTCGTATTCGAGCAATACGGTGTCCACGCGGAACTCGTCATACCGATGATTTTTGATGCGGTCCATGACAAGCCTCATCGATGCGACGGTATCCCTGCGGTCGGCCTGTATGGGAATGAGATACGGCCAAAGATTCCATTCGCCCGGATGATCGTTCAGCCAACGGGCGAAATCAACGAGTTTCCTATCTTCCATCATTTCCCCTTAGGAGCGTTCCCTCACGATATAGTCCGGGTGTTCCCGGCAATAGTCGTATATCAGTTTCAACCATGCGATGGCGCTGTCCACGCTGCCCCAATAGTTCGGCGGATTGTATTTGCCGCGCAAAACATACAATGGTTCCAAGTAGATGTCTTTCAACGCCTTGTCGATACGGGCTGCGGCCTCCCCGGCCGTCAACCCGTCCAGGTCATGCTTAGGATGGACCTTGTAATCGGTGAAAAACGCGGATAGATTATACGTGTAGTTGAAATAATGGCCATGAGCGGGCCGCACATGCTCGCCGTCCCGTTCGCATACGTCAAACCATTCCGGTTCCGGCACATCCTTGTCCACTATGAACAGGTCGTAGCTCATTCTTCGTCTCCTTCGATGATTCCATGTCCTGCTATCAATGCGAGGGTCTTTAAGTCGGTGAGCACGGGCTGGTTGTCCATGCTTGACAACGTGTTCAAGCCGAGACCCTTCTGTTTGAACACGACGAACCAGTAAGGTGCGTCAGCGTTACCCGCCTCGGTACGGCCCTCCTGCATCCACTCCTTGAGTCTCCCCGTATAGGTGCTGTAGTTTTTACACTCCAATACGACCGGCTGGCCGTGGATACGCAGACCGGTGATATCGCCCTGGTCTTTCGTCCCATGCAACACTTCACGGTGTATCGTCTGCTCGCTGTCACCCAACCGGGCGCGCAAATAGTTGACCACCTTGGATTCAAGCAGTGTGCCTTTGGCTTTCTGTCGGCTCATTCGTCCATCCACCATTCAGTCGGGTCATCGTGAAACTGGCAGTCCACGCAGTCCCCGAATACGTTCAAGATTCCTCCGCAGTACGGGCAATGCTCATACTGGACGGGCAGATAACTCGGTCTCATAATCAGAACTCCGGGTTGTCTCGTAGTCGTTTTTGCACGTCCCCGCGCATTTGCTCGATCACATCGACCCGAAGTCCGGTAGCCAAGCGAATCTCCTCTGCCGGACGGTTCGAGTCTTCAATGAGCAGTTGCCATGCTTTACTTGTCGCTTTGCTCAACATGAGCCCCCTTCTCCAAATTAGAGCTGATACGCACCCGATAGTCGGTGATGCTCCAAGTCAGATGGTTCAACTGCCAGACGGTGAGTCCAAGAAAAACCAGCAGACAAAACGCTTGAACAATGGCCATCATCGTATTCCTTGACATGATGTTCACCGCGAGGAGGAACGAGGAAAACACGTTCCACGCCAAACACCAGTACACTCTCCACAATTCGGGTTTGCTGCCGTCACGTCTCTCATATACGCTCACCATGTCCTTTTCCTTGTCGCTCATGCTTCCTTCTTTCGATAGGGGTTGGACCAAACCGTCATACACTCGTGGTTTCATTCCTCCACCTCGGTTTCCGTGCCGTAATGGTCATAGAGTTGGTCGATAATGACCTCGATTGGGTACAGGATTTTCGCGGGTGCATGGTCGTAGTCGTAGATGGCGGCGGCAATCACGTTGCCGAACTCCTCGCGGGTGAATATCTTCGCCTTACTGCTCATCGTCCACCTCCTTGATTCCTTCGGCTATCAGTTCTTCCCCGATTTGCTGAATGTGTTCGACGGCCTTGGTCATCGCCACGTAATGCTCGTACACGTCGTTCAACGCGAGTTGGATATCCGTGAGCCGTCGTTCTCCGATGGTCTTGTCGAAGTAGTTCGCGGCGAAGTTGATATCGGTGAACGCCACGTTGAGCAGCTTCTTCCCGTCCCGCAGCATCGAGTGAGCGGAAACGTTACCTACCAACACTTTCGGATTACTCACTGCGTTGCCTCCTTCCCTGAAGGGTTTATCGTGTCATCCCTGTAAGGAGTGGCCACGCCAGCGCAGCCGGGACAATACCGGAAATCAGGTTTGATACGGTTGCCCTGGATGGTGAACCAGTCACGGCTCATGGACTGTCCGCATCGAGAGCAGTCGAAACCACTGTCCGGGTCGATGAAACTCGGCCCGTTCACATCCTCCGGGTTCTCGATGGTCGTGTCCGGGCGGAATACGACTCGCTGGTGAATCACGAGCGTGGCCATGTCGGTTAGCGGCGCGGTCTTCCTGCGGTCCTTGAGCTTCTTGCGATACTCGTAGACCTTTTGGCGTGACACTCCGGTGCGTTCCGCGATCTGCTTCGGTGTCAACTCGTCCTCCGTGATAAGCCGCAGAAGCGTGTCCAATGTCTCGGCTGAAAGTTGGCGATACTGGCGGGTTCCGCTCATTGTCCGCCTCCCATTTCCTTCTCTCGCGCCATGATCTCCACGTCGTCGGCGAGCATCCTCAGCACGCCGGCGAGCGTGCCATACGATTCGGCGGTCGGATACACCGTCTTGCTGACATACACGTCCCACCTGTCGGAACCTTGATGATTGTCGGCCTTGAGGATAATGAGCGGGTCGGCGTCGATGAAACGACCGTTCTTCATGCCCCGCACTTTGAGCATCAGACGTATCGAATCCGCCTGCTCGCTCGTGTTGCCCAAAATATCCAGAGTGCTCATCGTCTGCCTCTCAGTTCCTTCTTCTCGTTCGCGATCGATTGGAGGATGGCCTCTAGGTCGCCGAGCTCGTTCCTGCTCAACCGGATGCGGCGGATGCTGTCGCCAGCATGAGTGGCCAGCACCCATGAGCGGGTGCCGTTTCGGCCGTCTCCGGGAATCCAGCTCAGGGTCACATTCCCGCAGGAGGCACCTGTGACCATGCCGCACCGTCGTTCGATCTCCACGTCCGTCCCCCTCGTCGCCTTCATCGTCCGTCTCCGTGAAATCGTTGAACGATGGGCTGGAACAGCTCATATCCCTTCTGGGCCCACATCTCCAGTGTTTTGAGGATCACGAGAATCGACAGTGAGTCGAGCCCGTCATCAGCCAGTTTGGGAATGTTGTTGTACTCTGTGTCCAGTTCCATACGCCCGTTCCGGCCGCTGGTGAATGTGAATCCCAGCATGTCCACGGGCGTTCCGGTTTCCTCCGGTGTGATGGTCAACCGGACCTTGAACTTCTTGCCCAACGGCATCGCCTTGTCTCTCATCGTCTGCCTCCCAGACTCTTGTAGGTCAACGCGAAGCATTTATCACCGTTGCATATACGGTTCCATGCGGCGATGTTGTATTGCAACTCATACGGTGCTGGCTTACGTGAACAGCCTCCCTCGAAGCTGAGCCCGCAGGCAGTGCAGCGGAACATCACGATAAAGAACGTGTATTCAGGCAACCCCTGCACGCCGTCCCGCTCCCACTTCGCCTTGACCTTGCTCCCGCATTTGGGACACGGGCTAATCCTGTGGAACCTCACCAGACTCACCTCCCTCAAGAGGCGCGTTCAAATCCACCTGTTCGATACGCGCACGCTCCTGTAAGATGTTCGCGTATGTCCCCATCGCGTACAATTGGCTTTCAAGGAGCTGGAAGGAGCACGCGGGCGTGAAGTCCAACGTGCCCTCCGCGTAGCCCTCAAGCATGTGCGCCAGCTTGCTGATACGCTCCTGCAATTCTCGATGTTCGCGGATCATCCGCTGCTTGTAATCACTCATTCTTCTGTTGCCTCCTTCGGCTTGGTGTCATAGCTGATGTCGATGATGCGAGTCACGTAGAACTCTCGTTCGCAGTCCTCGCACTCCTCCTCGAAGTATTCGTCATTGCCGCCGCATTCATACGAATCTTCGTATCGGTGCCCGCAGTAAGGGCATACGATTTCGTCGGTATCATCGAACTCGGTCGGCTCACCCGAATCGATGAGACGCTTCTTCGGAACGCAATCACGGCAATACGTCTTACCGTCAATGGTTTCGCTCCAACGTTTGGTCATGAGGTAGCCGCACATATCGCAGTGGATAAGATTGTTCATTCTTCCGTTGCCTCCATCGGGTAATTGATGTCCTCAAGCGAGTACGCGGGATAGGTCCGCTTCACGCGTCCGAACGGTTTCTGCGTCTCCGGGCCTCTGAACGGTGGCTCATATTCCCACCATTCGCTGCCGTCGTATTCTTCGCGGCGCAGGAACCCGCCATCAGTGAACGCCACGACCAGATCGGCGGCTATCTCCTGACTGCCGTATCCGTCGTCGTAATCGATGTCGAGCACCTTTTCGGCCTGACTCCACGGAATTCCCAGCTTCTCGTCGCGGGAGCCTACGAATCGAACGTCATCGGTCGAATGCTCGCTTTGTGAGATCGCACCCTTGGTTTCATCTAAAAGATTCATTCTTCCGTTGCCTTTCCTTGCATTGCCTTGACTGCGAGTCGCATGGCGTCGTAGTATTCGGCCCTCAACGCGCAGTCAGAATCCCATTGGGGGTAAGAGTCGGGCTTCAACGCCTCGTAGAACGCTTTCGCTCCGGCTACGATTTCCTCGTTCGTGGGCCGGCGCGTGGCTCCGGCGATAAAACCGGCCTCGTATTCCTTGCCCTTGGTCGTGCCACGTATTTCCTCGAGGGATAGACGGACAACTCGTTGGAGGACAGCCCACTTCGCCTCACTGCTGATGATGCTCACAGTCGACCTCGTTCCTGATTGCGAACAAGGCAATCATCCATAGACTGAGCAAGTTCCTCGTCGGTGATGTCGAACGCGGTGATCAGGTTGCCGACCGTCTGCAACACGTCGGCGAGCTCGCCGAGCATGGCTTGGCGGCGCTGGTCGCGCACGTAACCTATCCATCCGGCTTTCGCCTTGTCCCGGTCATCGCCGAGCTCGCCGCCCACGTTCACCCCGAAGCAGGCGAGGCAGTTCGCATGATCATCGAACTCCCGGCCAATGCCGCTCGGGTCTGTCGGGTCGCTGGCTTTCAGGTATTGTTTGCAGGCTTCGACCAGTTCGGCGCTCTCTTCCAGATTCTTCAAGGCCAGCCACTTGTCGGGCGTGAGACGGCCGAAAGATTCGACCGAGGGCAATTTCACAATACGATTGCTCATGCTTCCACCGCCTTAGCCAATCGGAACGGTGCAGCATTTAGAACCTGAACGCTATCCGTTGAGAACTGCGGGCGCGTGATACTCCAATTACCGGCATCAATACACGTGAGTGGAAAGGCATTCTCGCCCATCACCCATGTGTTATCGTCCTTGTCCAACCACAGTCCAGGCTTGTCAGGAAGCCGGGGCTTCGGACGGAGTCCGTAGGTGAAGGCGTTGAAGCCAAGGGCGATACATTCCGGCCCGACAGCGCCGTATACCCGACCCCAGAATCGGTTACGGCCTTTTTCCACATCTGTGACCTTGTAGCGGTTGCCGTCGAGCATAACGGCAATATCTTTCTCTTGGAGGTCATCAGCCTCCTCGATACGCTCGTAGTTGGGGTCATCCAACAATTCGACGGTATCGACGTAACTGGGAATGATGGGCTGCGTATCAGATGATTCAGCCGAGAACACGTGTAAATATGTTCGATGCGCGTCGAGTTGCATCGAAAGGCTACATATACCGTCCGTGTCTCTGGAACGCCGCACGAGCTTCCCTATGAATACGTCTCCGTTCTCCATTGTCACCTTGACTCGCTTATCGAGATTCTGAATCTCCATAAGGGTCTTACCTGCCCAGAATGGTTTCTCACTCATTGACAGCCTCCTTGGCTAGTTGTCGTTTACGTTTCCGCTTCGCCTCATACTGGGCGTATTTCTCGGGATGCTCCGACCTCCAACGGCGATGGTATTCAGCCATCTCACGCTGATGGGCGGCGGCATACTTACGAGCCGAAGCCCGAGCCTGAGCCAAATGCTCCGACCGGTACCGGCGTGCATACTCATTACGTTTCTCACGATTACGAGCGTTCCGCCGATTCGCCAGATCACGCAGATGCTGCGCATACTCGGGGTCGGTTCGACGCCGTTCCCTGACACGACAGTTCCGGCACATGCCATCCTTGCCGACCCGGCACATGCCACCGCACCAATCGCATTTCGGATGACGTTCAGTTATCAGGCCGGACAGTTCGCCGCCGTTCCGGCAATAGTCGATGAACTCCTCATCGGTCATGTCATCAACGTTCACAGCCACACCTCCCCATTAGTGAACCTGCGGAACAACACAGGGTCGAGCTTGTACAACGCCCGCCGAAACTGCGGGTCACGGCAGAACAGGATGAACAACAGGCTTACTGCTTCGGCGGTTCGCATCGCGTCCAACCTCCCTTATCGTCCAGAAGCACCCAACCATGTTGGGCGGTGAGAATCGGCACCAGTTCGGGGTGATCGTTGAAACCGCTCACGATGTACCCCAAGCTCATGGCCTCACGCGGATGGGCGTGAATCCACCCATGACATCCCGTATCGCCACTCCCACACGCCAAGATGAGGTTCGACGCCTCATGCAGTCCCGGCCACTTGTGTGACCGGAGTCTGCGATGATGCCGGCTGAAACCGCTCCAATGGAATGGTTTGCCGCAGCGGACGCACCGGTATTGGTCGCGTGCGTCCACCAAATCCTTGACGTGTTGGGACGGGTTAGATCTGCCCATTTCCGTATTCGTCCTGGGGTTGGCTCCACGGGTCCGTAGGCTGCTGATACTGCTGTTGCGGTTGCTGGAATCCCTGTTGCGGCTGCTGGAATCCTTGCTGATACTGCTGCTGCGACTGTTGGAAACCAGACTGCTGGGCCTTGGGTTTCGCGCTCAACACCGCAATGGTGCGGGCCGCGACATCCCAATTCTCATACCGTTTCCCATCCTTTTCCGACACTCTTTTGGACAAGCTGCCGTTCACAAGAACCTTCACGCTCATGTTCGGCTGGGACTTCAACTGGCGAACCTGATTCAAAGCATCCTTCGCCTGATTCGACAAGGGACGCACACCATAGAACTGAGGCTCCTTGTCAACCCACTGGTTCGTGTTCTTATCCGTGTAACCCGGATGGACGCTGACGTTGAGAATACTGGAATCCTGAAAATCCTTGATCTCTCCCGCATATCCGGTAAACTCGATGCTTGGTTCTCCGGCCATTACGCATTCCTCCTGTAATTGTTCGTCTTGTGTTTCTCCATGGCCCGCCTGTTGCAGACCAGCATGTGTGATTGGGCTCCGGCGCAATCAACGGCACCGCATGTGGGGCATTGGGGGAGCGTGATCTTGTCCCCGTGAGCCCACAGGCATCTGGCGCACTTGCAGCCCGGCCTCGGGGTGAAAGTCACTCGAAGCTCGCCTCCACCTTCGTGAACGGGAAGCGACCATCCCGGACACTGGTCTTGAAGAACTGGCTGCGGGATTGGGACTGGCATGGGAAGGCGGGGGCGATGGTGCCATCATGGGCGAGCACCGGCATCCAACGTTTGCCGTCATGCTTCCACACCGATTCGGTGCGAGCCTTGTAGAATCCCGGCTCCTTCGGAAGGTCGGCCATCGTGTACGGTTCGTGATACGCATACTGGAAGGCGTAGTCCTCCGCCCACCAATCGCACACAACACAGAACCCCTCGACACGCAGGCACAGAGTTATGCCGTCCGTACACTCAGAACGCACCTGCGCCACCGTGTACTTGTTGCCGTTCTTCATCACCGCCTTGTCTCCGGGACGAACCTTCGTGATATCGGTGATACGCTCACGCGGGGCGTCATCCGTGCACGGGACATCATCCACCAGTTCGATGGACTCGATGATGCGTTCGTTCGGGAAGAACTCTTCATCGGGGGAAAAACCTGCGCTGAGGCAGTAAGCGTTATCGATATCACCGATCTCGTTCGTCACTCCGGTCACTACGTCCCCGTTCTTGTATGTGACCTTGACGTGCAGGTGTGCCATCTCCCCGCAGGTCTTGCCTTTCCAGAACGGTTTCTTGTCATCATCTTCAGCCTGCTTGACGGATTCCGTCTCGGGCTTCGACTCGTACACATGCACGTTCCGAGCGGAACCGGTACTGTACCCATCGCCAAAATCCAAGAAAACCACGAGATTGCCTTCATCCTCGGTCTCGATGTACAGTGGCGGCTTATGGCCCATACTCATGATGAGAACGTCCACCATGCTTTCCTGGTTCTTCATCTCATGCAGTTCGCCCGCATAATGCCCGTAATCATCATCGAACTCAACCCACATGCCCGGTTTCACGTCGTTCAAACCAATCTCACTGCTCACTGGGAGCCTCCTTAACCTTGTCGTTGTGCTGTCGATAAGCGTCGATGAACCGTTGCGCCTGATATTCGGTCAACGTGCCATAGGTGACCCGCGTTTGCAGGACGTTGCCGATGAAACCGTTCTCCTGACCCACCGGAATCTTGCAGTCTTCAAGAATCCGGTCGATCTGTGTTTTCTGCTCGTCGGTCATACCCTTGACGGAACGCTTTTTGTAGCCGCTCGTCTCACCGTCATCATCCGTGGTCGCCAGTCCGAACGCGCCGCAAGTGCTGTAGCGTCGCGCATACGTCAATGCGGAACCGAGGGCCTGCATGACGCTCATGCCACGCGAATCACCCACCTCGACCGGGATAAGACAATTACTGGCAATCCACTTGTCCGTGCCCTTCTTCCTGACGGCCGTATCCACATACAGGCGTCCGTCAACCAACTGGGTCGGCCATTGCAGGTCGAACCCCTGCTCGTCCACATAGTTCACGACCTGAGCCAGGGTCGCATACGTGCCACGACCGCCCCGAGCGTCCTTCTTAATTACCGCCATGATTCAATCTCCTCCTCTTCCTCCAACAGCTTCCAGTCGGGGAACACGACATCCTTCGGGTATTTAGGCAACCCGTAGGCCCTCATAGCCTCCAACGGGTCCTCCGTGTTGTCACGGAACCATCTGATGCCCTGCAAGGCGTGGTTTATCTTCGGTTCCGCCAGTTCGGTGATGATGGGCGAATCCTCCTGAATCTCGTAGCGCATCCAGTCGAACGGCGGGTTCTTCTCCTGCACGACGAACTCGAAACCCAACGGCCCCTTATATTCGGGCATCGTCAACCGGTAGAGACGCATGTAGAACGCGGCCTGAATGTGATACCCGTACTGCCAGCAGGAACGCTCGAACTCGTCCGGCGACTTCACCGTGGTCTTGTAATCACGGATACGCAGCACACCATCCGGGTCGGGAGTGGACGGCAACCAGTCCGCCTTGCCCTTAATCAACAATCCGGTATCGGGGTCGGCGGCGATCATCGCCACCTCCGGCTGACCATCCAGCTTCGTGAAGAAATCTCCAACCATGTCCCGCATGGCCTCGACCTTCTCCACATCATCGGGGGAAAGCCATACGATATCCTCGCCCTCATGCAGTTTCAATGTCTCCGCATACCTGGCTTTGCCTTCCTTGGTGCGTAGGTTCGGTTTCACCAGCACCTCGGGGCCACTGCCCAATATGAGACTGTGAGCCGCCTTCCCGAACTCGAACTGGGGGGAGGACGAATGCTCGCCGGTCAGATACTGCGAATACGCCAACGGGCTGACCAGATACTTCTTCAACGCGGTCTGGTCCACCGCGTCCAACGCGAAGTAATCGTCATCGGCCATCTGCTCGACGGTCATTGCCCCTCCTTTCTTGCTTTGAGTACTTCCTTGCCTAAAACCTTGATGGTGTCGGCCACCGAGTCGAGAAAATCGTCAACGTCCTCCACGTCGTAGACCTCTCCGTAAAGCAGGGAACGATACGTGCGGAACTTTCTATGCCGGACATCATTCGGGGTCAACATGAGAACCCCTCGACTGCATGGACAATTGTTCCTCTCGTTCCATCAGGTGACTGTGACGCCAAGTACGCGACTTGCCCTGCTTGTGAGATGCCTCCGCATAATCGGCCACATGGTCACGGCCAACGTCACCGACGACCTTCGAGGCCTCGTTCCAATCCGAATACACGCGATCGTTCACGGCCACATACTTGTCAGCGAGATAACGGACGCAATCACCGAGATAACGGATGGCTTTGGCGATGGAGTTGAAATCAGATGCCATCAGTCGGCGTCCTCCGTCTGAATCTGAGCCCACGTTTCCTCCATGAGAGGCCGGTCGATCTCGTAGTAGATGTAGGTCTTCCCGTGCTTCGGCGGGTAGGAGCCGAACTTCATCTTGTAGTTCTCGGCCAGACGGGAGCCGAAATGCAGGGCGCTTTTCTTCATCGGCTCGAATCCTTTCGAGCGTAGGAAGTCGCTGATGATGAGACGAGGCGAGTCGGGTTCCTTCGATGTCTTGGCAGGAATGACGGGAGCGTCGAGAATCAGGCGCGCCCGACGTTCAAGCTCGTCCTGCGGCAATAGTCCACGCGCCTCGTTGAGTAGTCTCATACGGTCGAATGGGGTGAGTCCCATGATTGTTTCCCTCCACTGGGCTTGATTATTTGGTTGTCCTTCTACGCCGGTGCTGACACGTCCGAAACCCTTTTATTGGTTTCCGACGCAAGGACGCGAAGGGGTTAAATTTTTCTGAGCGCCAAGCCGGGAGTCGAACCCGGTGCACCTTGGAGAAGTCCATGACCATTGGAAGGCTTCGTAGGTGCGGCACCATGCGCTTGGCTGCCACCGGACGAGGAAGTAAAGGAATAAAGAACCCCGCCCGGAAGAATCATTTGGGTTGGATGAGGGTGTTGGAGCCCTCGGGTGTGACGATCAGCTGGTCGGCGTTCTTCAAAGCGTCGATGTAATGCTGCCGGAGCACGTTGTCGGTCAGGGAATCGTTCAGCACCTTGTTCGCGTCGGCCTCGCCCTGCGCCTTGATGCGCTTCGTCTCGGCCTCGACCTTCGCGGTCTCCTGCTCGTTCTTCGCCTTCTGCTTGGCGACCTCGGCGGCTTGGGCTTGCGCGTAGCTGTCGGTAATGGACTTCGGGTAGCGGATGTCTTGCACGGACACCTGTTCGACGGTCAGGCCGATGCTCTTCCATTTCGAGGTGAGCGCGTCCTGCACGGCCTTCGTGTACTTGCCACGGTCGGTGAGCATCGTGATCGTGTCGAACTTGCCGGAGGTTTCACGGGCCACGCTGCGCAGGTCGTTGCCGATGTAGTTCTGCGTGAACGTGGTCTGCTTGCCGTATTCCGAGTAGAGCATTTCGGCGGCGGACGGTTCGAGCGAATAGTTGACCTGAATGTCGATGTTCGCGCTGGCACCGCTACGGTCGTTGACCGTGATCTCCTTGCCTTCCGCGCTGCCGCCGTCGTACTTGTAGTCGGTGTCCTTGAAGAAGTTGATGAGGTTGTTGCGCGTATCGTATTTGATGACCGACTGCCACGGCGCCTTCGCATGGAAGCCCGCGTTCTCCGCATGACCGGCGACGGAGCCGCCCATGTTGCGGATGACGGCCACCTCGCCTACGTCCAGCGAGTATAGGCATGCCGGAATCATCAACAGTGCGGCGACGATGATGGGAATGAAGCCGAAACCGGCTCCGTCGCCACCGTTGGCGAGTGCGACGGCTATCATGCCGACTCCGATGAGCAGGAGTATTACGGCGAGTATGAACCAGATCATTTTTGTGTTCCTTTCGACAATGCGAACGAGAGCATGACGGGCGAACAGCACATGAAGCCTGCGAGAATGCTCCACGGGCCCGCATAGGGTTGCAGTGAGAGAATCAGGAACCCGGTCGCCGCCAACGTCAGACAAGTGATTGTCTTCGTGTTCTCATGCCGGTGCCGGCGTTCATCAGGTGAATGCTGCCAGCCGGAGCAGTGAGCCCCATACGTTTTCCTGTTCATGACATGTCCTTTCCGCGTGGCCGGGCTCGGATTCGAACCGAGAACGTCCTTGCCGTCACCGTGTTGCAATGTTGACCAACCGTGAGAGATGTATGACGAGTCCTATGGCGTGGTGACGATGGTGCGTGTCCAGATACCCCGAAGGGTTCCGGCCGATGGTTGCCGCAGCAGATCGCAGTATGGTATTTATTTGCCTGTAGTCGATAGGTGGATAAAAAACGACCCACTGCGGCAAGACTTGTTATTCCTCGTTCTTCTCGTCGGCGCAGTCGGCCAAGTCCTCAAGGGCCTTGGCGGCGAAACGCGCCTGACTTGGAGTGAGGGGGCGGGCACCGTAATCGGTGTCGATTTCCGCGTTGATAAGACCTTCGGCAGTGACGTTGCCGGTGAAGTATTCACGGGTGTGACGTTCCTCTACCACGAGCTTCTGGGAAAGGTTACGATCTGAACTGACCATTGTTTTCTCTTTCTTGTGAATATCGTTTAAAGGCCCTTTCGGATTAGGCTTGTAATCGCCAAACCACATGCCAAACCCGAAAGGAAGAATGAAAAATGACCGACATCGACGCGCTTCAAAAAGCGGCTCGGGAGATCAGGGGAGACATGAGCTTCCTGAACGCCTCCAACAACGCCGAGACCTGGCTGAGACACATCAAAACGTCGATGGACTCCACAGCCAAGGCCATTGACGTTATCGCCGCCAACCAGCGCGAGCTTTCCGACCGTCTGGACAAACTCGGAGTCTGACTCACGACGCTTGACCTGTTCTCCCCAGATTTCCGCCAACTGCGCGGAGATTTGGGGAAGCCCGGTTTCCACGATCTGAGCCATCCACGTGTTGAGAATGTTCAGCTCGTCGGCAACACGCTCCGACGAATCCGAGGCATACGAATAGTTGCCGTCACTCATATCGTCACCTGCCTATCGGGTTAAGTTCCTTTGGAAAGGATTCGGCCTTATCCGCCAGATCATTGAGTGCTTTCGCTATCTCGCGGGCCTGTTCCGGGGTCAGTTTTTCGCATATGGAAAGCGGTGCCATCACCTTTACGTATCCCGGATGCGCCTCGCCTTTGAAAATGTGGGCTTCAAAGGTCTTCGTGACATCCGCCTCCAACGGGTCGTACATCACCTTGCCGATAGGGGAGTCGTAGACATGTTCCCCATGCTCATTGGTCTTGGGCTTAGTCTTGTACATGATTCTTCGATTCGTATCGGTCCATCATCAGACGAATGGCGTCGAGGGGAGTGGATGCCGTTGCTCCTTCTGGTTTATGTAGACGGGGCAGGACTTCCGTGGACGGTTCAATATCCGGTGTGGTCCTGAACGTTCCCGTCTGAACCATGTCCAGCCAGTCCATCAGGCGTTCCTGTTTCATGAGCCGGTATTCACCGAACGTGACGAACGCCTCATGCCGGTCGAGAAGACTGATGGTTACCGGAATGTCGCTGCTGGACGCGAGCTTTGCCGGGTCCGTGTCCAGCAGTACGCCCATCGCCATGCTTTCCTCAAGGCCGAAGCCGCGAAGTTCCACGTCCCCGATAAGACCGGAGGCGATATCGTTCTTGAGTTGTCTTACGAAATTGCGGTTGCGTAACTCAATCATGTGGACGGAAACCGTGTATCGGTGGGTGTATCCGCGTCTCGCGGTTCTCCGACTCTTCGGAGGAAGGCTGACATGCCGTTTCATGCTGTTACCTCCATGTCAGAAGACTTAGAAAGACGCTGCTCAGCTTCTGGCTTGGGAGACTCGGAAGGGGGAATCGACTGCATAATCTTTCGTTCCTCTTCTGCGGCAATCGCGATGTCAACAGCAGAGCCCCAGCCGAGGAGAGGGGCAATGCGGTCCATTACCTTGGCGTTCCAAGAGCTTTTGCCGGTCATGTAATGACTGAGCACGGTCTGGTCGATATTCAGTTCGGACGCGAGCTGGTACTGCTTCTTCTTGGTTCGCAGAAGGCGTACCGATATTGCCTGCGAGATGAATGCGTTGGTGTCCATGAAGTCTCCATATCTTATATACGATATTCAACAATGTGTTTGTACCGTATTCCGATTTGCTGGTTACAACTATATATCTTATTTAAGATATGTCAAAGAACGACACGCCCGACAAGATCTGTTATATGAGATATACTGTTTGTTATGAACGCAAAAATCTCAAACACAGATATCGCAATAGGTGCATACCTTGACGCGAGAATGAAGGACAAGCATCTCACTCAGATGGATATCGCAAAAGCGATAGACAGAAAAGCCCAGTCCTATGTCAGCGATCGGCTGACGGGAAAAAAGTCATTCCTGATTTCCGAGCTGGATATCATCGCGCCGATGGTCGGGCTTCCTGATTCCCTTGCCCTCATAGCCGCTTCGGTAGGCCGCAGGCGAGTCGAATAGTGTTAGACTAGCTCATGTCGCACCTCCTTCTGGTGGTGGGGCAATGCTGAGAGGTTCGCCGGTTCTTCGCGGGATGGGCGGACCTCTTTCTTTTCCTTTGAAGAATCGAACGACATACGACCGCACGACCCTGCGGTCAACTCACTAGAACAAATGTTCGATTCCATAGTTTTGATTATGCACCCGATTTACTATTTCCGCAATCTAATGCACGCCGCGCCGCGATTCACGACCTACAATCGCTTTGTATGGACAAGATCAAGGAGGCTCTCGTGTCATTGGACTTCGTAGCGATAGATTTTGAAACAGTGTCAAATAAGCCGGGAAGCATATGCTGGGCCGGCGCAGTAAAAGTGCGCAACGGCCGTCAGGTGGATTCCTTCGATTGCCCAGTGGCCCCGGCTGTGCCGCGAAGCGAGTGGAATCCACAGAACATGCGACACAATCATGTAAAAGACGAAGACCTTATCGGCGCTCCCTCATGGCCTGATGTTCTCGAACCATTGCGCGAGTTTATGGGGGAGGACATTCTCGCATTTCACAGCGCGAAAAGCGCCGACATATCCATGATGGAAAAGGCATGTGAACAATACCTAATCCCCATGCCGGTATTCGACTATGTATGCACATACGAGGCAGCGAAGCTGATCTATCCTGGGCTGAGTGGCAGCCATCCGTATAATCTCGGTAATCTATGCAGGAAATTTAACCTCGGATTATCTGAGAATGAATACCATACGGCTACATATGATGCGGGCAAATGCGCGGAGCTGCTGATATTTCTCGCTCGAAAGCTCAACGCAAATGGACTCGTTGATATGGGGGAGCAGTACACAATACGTTCTGTGATTGGTGATGCCAGCCTGCCGGAGGATGTAAGACAGGTGATAGGTGCCGACCCCTACGGGGGCATAGACAGTTGGGTCGATAGACTATTCCCTGAACCGTCCAAGCCAGGAGACAAATGCCGCGTGTGCGGCAGTGTCATCTCGAACCGTTCTAGGAAATCATGCCGTGAATACCATTGCTGTACCGCACCCTGCGTTTCACTCCTAGAAGGGGCGCTGGAACGAGCCCAGCGTCGGCTGGAACACCCAGTCAGCTTTATACAAGAAGAGTTCAGCCTGGGAGACACGATTATTGCCGGATGGCTTTCATGAGGCAAGTGGTCTCGTCCTCTTGTATTAGAGGACGAGACCATTTTTCTTGATGCCGGGAATATGCTTACGCCTTCCATTCGATCTGCTTCAAATCGAGCCCGTCGCCTATCGTCTCCATGCCTCGCATCAAATCCTCTATCGGCACGGTGCGGTAATGCTCGCTCATTTCCACGGACGAATGGCCGACGATGCGTTGGATGATGCCGGGGTCGACGCCCATGTGGAACAGGAGGCTGACCACCGAATTGCGGCATTCATGCCCGTACCGGTTCTCATGGTCGGGGATGCCCGCCCTGCGCATGAGGTCGCGGAAACCGGCCCTGTCATCAAACGCGGATATCGGGAGTCCTTCGCGCGTCCTGAATATCAGGTTGTACGGGTTCGGGATGATGCCGTCCGTGGCCTCCAGATACCGGTGCACGACGGTGCCCAACTGGGGGATTATCGGCACGACCTTGCCTCTCGCGGACTTCGGCGGCGTCAAAGCGTACCCCTTGCACAGGTGTATCATGTCGTATCCGTCCGGCACCCTCCACCGGTATCGGGGGCAACTCGAAGGCCGTTTGAAACCGCACGGGTATCTTCCGTCCCTGCCGGGCTCCCCGCACCCATGCTCCTTGTCGAGGCTTTCCAGCTTCCAGTTCACCGTGTAGGTGCCTATCCATATCTCGCCGCTGTCCGGTGTCTCCAACGTCTTGTCCCGCCACAGATCGAGATCGTCCAATGCGGCTCCCAGTATCTCACCCTGCCTCATGCCGGTGAGCAGCCTCCACCATTGGCGCGCGCCCAGAAACAGGTCATCGGAGGATTCCTCAAGCATGTCCTGCATCTGCTTCACGGTGAACGCCTTGCGGTCCTGCGTGCCGCTGCGCCTGTCCGTCGAAACGACCACGGGCCCGTTGATGGTGCGCCGGTCCCCGGCCAGTCCCGTGTCCCTGCGTTTCGGCCTTGCCGCGCTGGTGACGGGACTGGTTGGTATCAGCCGGTCGGCCACCGCCGCCTTGAATATCTGGTTCAGGATGTTGTAGAAACCCAACTGCCGGTCGTATGAGCATGGGGTGCCGTCGAGGTTGCGCATGTTGGCTATCATGCGCTGCACCGCCGAGGCGGTCACTTCGCCCAGCTTCTCGTTCGCGTACCTGCTCAGGTGGACGCTTATGAGGCTCGCGTAGTTGCCGGTGGACGCGGGTTTGAGGTCGCGTCGTTTCAGCTCGAACCATTGCGCCGCGTATTCCCCGAGACGGGTGGCGCGGTCCACGCCCATGCCCCATTCGGTTTTCTCCTTGAGGGCTTCGGCTATTTTCCTGTCGCATTCCTTGTAGGTCTTGGCGGACACCCATCGGCCGTCCACCTTGGCCTGCCAGTTCACGTATGTCTTTACCGTGCCGTCCTTGAGTGTCTTCCGCTGCTCGTGGCGGATGGGGTAGACCGCTCCGGTTTTCCTTATCCTAGGCATTCAACATCCTCCATTCTCCAACATTCTCCAACAAACAATCCGTGGCGAATGGTATTCCAATGGTATACCAATCGTATCAAATCGTTGAAATTCCGCCGTTCTTTCCGAGAGAGCCATTGATTTCATTATACGTTACTGGATGTGGAAGGTGTGCTGAAACGCCCGCTGATTAGGCATTGAGACCCCTTGCGAACGCCAATGTTTGCAAGGGGTCTCGTTGTATCTCGGGTAAGATTTCCGGCGTCTAGGAATGTCATTCTCCAACATTCTCCAACAAATCTTCGGGTTGGGCTGCGGAACGGTTTCGGCGTGGCGGAATCGACGGTGATTCGCTCGAAAAATCAAAAATCGGTTTTTGTATAAATATTCATGTAAGCCTTTTAGTATCTATTTATGTATGTTCACATGTCGGTGTGAGCAATAATCAGCGTTGACTGTGACTCACTATTCCCATTATGGTGTGACTATCTGTTATCATGTGAGTGTGAATAAAAAACCCTATGGAGGTGAAGACTCCACAGGGTTGAAAAACGAAACCCTAGCAAGAGTTCCACTCCCAAGTTTAGTCGAGGGCGTGGAGGAAAGATGACGGAACAGATGGGCTACCGCAATGTAGATCGCGTATATGCTCTCGCAAGCCAAGGCAAATTCTCCAAGACTGATGAAAACGGCAAGCAGACGCTAGACCTACTGGCTTTGTCGATGATGACCTACATGGCCTCGAAGGTAATCGACAAAGAGGATGTGAACGCCGTCGTATATCAAGACCGTGCCTACTGGTGTTATTGGGAGGGTTGGGACAAGATGATAGAGGGTATGGGCATGGTCATCGCCTCCAAGGAACATGATTTAGACACTGCCGCAGAAACAACAGTGGCCCGCACACGGACAGCGCGAAACCGACTGAGCCGTGGTGCAAAGTTTTTACAAGAGCAGGGCTGTATAAAGCAGCTAAAGGCTCCGATTCCTCTAGCGGGGAAGAATGCCATCTGGCTTCTGTTGCTTGGTAATGAGAGGGAGAACCGCGAAGCTGAGCGAATCGCCCGATTGTATTTCAATCTTCCGCCCATGAAAGCGTAAATACGCGAAAACCGCCCCTCCGTCCAGCGTTACTGCTGGGGGAGGGGCGGTGGTATTTATTCGCTGCGACTACTTGCCGGCCATGCGTACCGGGTTGTATGCGACTCCGAATCCTGCGGCGATGATGCCTGCGGCGGTACTGATGAAACCGCCGATTCCGGGGGAGCCGAAGCTCATGAACCCGAGTCCGATGACCGAGGCGACGAGCGTGACCACGTAGATGACGGTGCGCACCGTGTTATTGAATACGGGAGTGTACGGTGTGGCCGTGTGGTCGGGAATGTCGGGCGTGTTCGTGCCTGTTTCCGTGATTTCCTCGAGTTGGGTGTCCGGCGTGTTGTTGGTCATGTTTGCTCCGATCAATAAGGGATGATGATGGGGTGATGCCGTCACCCGGTCAAGCGGGTGGCGGCATCTGTTGAGTCTCAGCGGCAGGTCACCACGTCGCCCACATAGTAGACGTTGATGTTGCCGGAGGGTACGGTGCAGCGGCTGACGCTGTAACCGTGCGCGGTGGCGAAATCCCACACGGTGTCGCCCCATTGGAGGACCTTGGAGACCCCGCCGGACGATGCGGGGGCGGTGCCGCCGCCGTAGGTGACGACATCGCCCACGTAGTAGCGGTTGATGTCACCGCTTGGCGTATGCCACGCGGACAGGGGCCAAGCATCATAGGCGACGGCGAGTCCCCAGATGGTTTCTCCCCATTGCATGACGTGGCTGATGCCACCCGTGTTGGTGTCGGCCGGGGGAGTGCTCGGCTGCACGGGCGCGGGCGTTGCCGGGGCCGGGGCTGTGGAGCCGGTGGGATTGGCGTACAGATCCCACTGCCATGCCTCGCCACGGAAAATGTTGAGGTCGATTGGACTCCACGTGTTGACCACGCCGGTACCGCTGTACTGTCGCATGGCCTCGCCGTATGCGCCCAGCATCCACGGGGATGCCTGGTAGCCGGTCGGGCTCATGTTCGCGTACTGGGCGATCCACAAACCGTATCGGTCGCGGATGTCCTGCGGGATGGTGCCGGCGACCGGGCCGGTGTACAGCAATGGGCGCACACCGCCGCTCAATCGTTCGCACTCACTCAGGAAGCGGCGTACCCAATCCCAATCGCCCCATGCGGGATTATCGTCCATCTCCCAGTCAAGGGCGACGATGCCGTGACGCCAATAGTTGCTGGTGTTGCGGTAGAAGAATTGGGCTTCGGCTTCCGGGTTGCCGCCCATGGCGTAATGGTAGAGGCCGAATTTCTTGCCGGATGCTTGTGCCTGGGCGATCATGCGGTTGGCGTCGGTGTTGACGCCGGACACGAGGCAGTTGTTGTTGACCTGTCCGGTGCCCCATGTGGTGCCGACCACGATAAAATCGGCCTGCATGTTGTACACGTCTACACCGCACTGCCAGTTGCTCATGTCCACGCCCTGCATGTCCGCGTGCGCGGTCGCCGGGAGCAGCATCATGCACACGGCGGCTGCCAGCGCCGTGACCTTGGCGTACAGGCGCTTATGCCACGGTTTGTCCTTGTTTTTGACCATTTTTCCCCTTTCTTTTGGGATGGATATTGTTGTTTGTGGCCCACGGTCGTGGGTCAGGATTGTCACGGCCCACTCGGGGCCGTCAATGAAAAAGCCCCACACGGAATGGTGTGGGGCTAGAATCAGTCGATCTTGTACAGGCGGGGAGTGAACGTCTTATCGACCTCGCCCGTGGTGTTGACGAAAATGTTGCATTGGAGAGTGCCGGCCTTCAAGGTTCTCGGCCCATAGTCCCTAGGTCCGAACACATTTGCTCCTTCGCTCCCGTCGTCGTGGGAGATATGGGCTTGTATGCCCATCAGCCATGAATTGTTGCCCAGCGGCCAGTCCGTGGCGTCCATCGTGTACGTTCCCGCATCCACATGCACCACATTGGTCAAGTTATTCCACGAGTCGGCCGCTGTCGTGGTGGAGCCTTTGAAACGGTACGTGCCCGGTGTCGGTGCCGTGACCGTGATCCCCGGGGCGGCACCCACTGTCTTAGGCAGGCCGGTGACACGCGGATACAGGTTCGCTAGTTCATAACCCCCCCCCC